AAGGAATGAAACTTATAGAATCTGGTAAGATTTTAGATGATAAAGATAATCCAGGTGATTACAAGATATTAAGTAATAACGCACCTAAAGGATATTGGAATGTGAAAAAGCAAACTCCTACACCTCCATTAACACCACCGTCTCCATTAACACCATTAACAGAAATTACTGTAAAAATAAGAACTAGTTATTTTTATCAAGGTATTCATGATGTTTCTATTGGTGGTAATAATAGTGGTGGATTAGGTGGGACTACTTCTGATGATGGTCCAGTTATACCAAAAACTGTAGAATCAACTTTTTTATTATCTGAAGAATTATACTATGTAGGTATTAAACCACCTCAAACACCATATGGAACGATTCGAGTACCTTTTCCTTTTAATAATACTACTGACCATGTAGATGTTCAATTAAAAGATTATTCAGGTGTTCTATCTAAGCAAGATTTAGATGGTACTGGAACTCCAATCGGAACAATGATAATTATTTCTAGTGCAGGTCAAGATTATTCATTTGAAATTAATACTTCTTTTGTACCTACATATAGCATACTAGAAACAAATCTTAATCAACTTTATAATATTATTAGTGGAAATAATGGAAGATTTGGACTATGGCCAGTTAATGTTCATTATGCAATACGATATACAACTCCTATTATTTGTAATAGTGAAATATTAGAAATTAACTATAGCAATAACGATAGTGTTGGAACTGGCGGAAGTGGGAACAATCATGATTATAAATGTCCTTGTCCAGATGCCACGAAAGAAAAATACCTCTCACCCACAGACACTTCAGGCAATCAGCCACCTTATAAAGAATGGAAAAACAGCGATGCTGGCGCTAAAGATGGAGCTTGTAAACACGTTTGGGGGTTAAGAATTTTAAATAAATTGGTAGGGACTGACATAGGGCAGTTTCCAATCCCAACTGATATGCCCATTGAGATTTCAGAGTCTACAAGGTTTCCTGGCGAACATAGCCCACAAGTTGCAAATCCTGGTGGTGGCGGGTTTAAAAACTGGCGCATGAATAAAACAACTCGCGGTGATAAATTCTAGGAATCCTAGCGCATATACACATTAACAAATATGCGCTATGACGAGGTAAGCATTTACGGTGTAGATGCTAATGGAAATAGAAAAGTAATTAAAGTTGCATCTGATGGAACTTTAATTATTTCAGTTAGTCCCAATAATACCTACACAGTACAGAACTTCAGCATTACAACAAATACAGTTGGAACATCCTTTGCCATTTTTTCTGATATTTTTTGTAAACAAATAGTAATAGCAAACACTACAAATACTGATATCGAATATCAGCGCAATGCTGCGGGTGTAGCTTTCCCAATCCCTGCTCAATCAGCAAAAACAATAATTGGAATTACCAACTCTAATCAAATTGGAATTAGGCGAATTGACCAAAATAATACTCAGATAACTTTATTTGCAGAAATAATTAACTACTAAATTTATGAGTTTTTCTTTAAATAAATCTTATGTAATTGCTGGTACTTCTGGGAATGTAATTACCCTAATAGGTGTAGGTACTTCTTGGCTTTCAACTAATCCCATTTTTACTTTAACTGGTGGAACTGGAAATATAATTACAGCACAAAATATTACCACCAATACAAGTGCTACTATTACTATTTCCGTTGGTTTTATAAGCTCTGAATTAACTATTACAGATCCCTCTACTTCCAATACCCAAAGTTTGTATGTTGCTGTCAATGTTGCTTTAGCAGGAATAGCTTCAGCTAGTGAAGTTTATGCTGATGGCTATTCTGCAAATAAAGCAATAGACGACAACTTCAACACTTTTTGGAGTGGCACTACTGACACTAATAGGTCTACTTGGCAGGTTGATTTAAGAGCTAACGTTTTAGTTTTTGAAACTAGATTCTATTCTATCTCCAATACGTATGATGGCAGAATAAAAAACGCGGATGTTTATTGGAGTCAAAATTCAGATTTATCATCTCCTATTGTTTCACAAAACATAGGAGGAACGTTATTATCAGATAGTAATGGGAATTATGGAATTGTTTTTAATAATAGTGGAGTAAATGCTAGATATATTCAATTTAAAGTAGCATTAGGAGAAGCTGGAAGTATTGCTGAATGTCGGGTATATGCTTATCAACCACCTCCACCCCCAACAACATATAATTTATCTGCAAATGTTAGTAGCATTAGTATTGGGTCAGCTATAAATTTAACTTTATCGCTACCTAACAATACTAAGTTAGCTAGCGTTGTTACTTTTACTCTTTCCGATAATGGCAATGGCGGGACTTTTAGCAGCAATAATGTTCAGTTAACTCCATTAATTTCTTCAGCAACAGTAACTTACACTCCAAATAGCTCAGGAACCAAGGTAATTTCTTGTATTAATAGTGGGGGATTAACAAATCCCTCATCGATTTTTATTACTGCCTTTGCTCCTTCTGTTACTTTAAATGTTGTGTTCGATGGTAATTCTTTGACTGCGGGGCTTGGCGGTTCTCGACCCTATTCTGTAAATTGTATTCAATCACTTGTCAATGCTCAATATAGTGTAATTTCATCCAACTTCAGTGTATCTGGGCAAACTACTACCCAAATGATTTCAGATGCAAATTCACAAATTGACGGAGCTTATGATTCCTCAAAAAATTATAATATTGTAGTTTGTTGGGAAGGGATAAATGATTTATATTTTGGTGTAACAATTACCCAAGCTTATAATAATATTGTAAATTATTGCTTAGGAAGAAAAGCCAAGGGATTTAAGGTTGTAGTTGTTACTTTAACACCTCGCCAAAATGTGGGAACTCCAGCTAATCAAGAAGTAAATAGATTAGCTGTAAATGCTTTGATTTTACAAAACTGGAAAACTTTTGCAGATGCGTTGGCAGATATTGGTAATAATGTTCCTATGGGAGTATTTGAGACTTGTAATAACTCAATCTATTATGCTTCTACCGATTTAGTGCATTTTACAGATGTTGGATATAATATTTTAGCGGGTATTGTTACTAGTGCGATTTATTCAGCTATTAATAGCAATAGTGTATTAAAACAAAGTTTTAATAGATTTGATGTAGGTAAAAGCTAGAGCATAATTTTTTAGCTGAATATTAGGAACTTTATTGGTACCTTCTCTGGTATAATATGGCTTTTCTAGATTCCTACAATTTATCAAACACCCCTGCATTTAAAGCTAGAGTAGAAGCCGCTATCGTAGCAGCTGCTATTGATATTAATGGAGAGGCAACAAGTGGGGATACTAATAAAGATACCAAACGTAAAACATTAGCACTTGCAATTATTAGCAAGACTAATGATTATGTAGCAATCTTTTCTCGCCTTGTAGCAGCTAATCCTACTATTAGTGCTACTTATGCAGCCACACCTGATCAATCATCTGTCAGTGATAGTAACATTGCTTTTGCAGTAGCTTCAGTATTTGACGATGCTGCTGGCGTGTAATACTTCCGACACTTTCGGTTTAGACTGGAAGTGTCACCGAAAGTATTGGAAACATGGACACAATAGACTCAGAACCAATTAGTATCAAAGATGCCATGCATCGCTACGGAATCAGCAGCCCTAGCACCTGGGCTGAATGGTTAGAAAAGGCTGGTATACAAAGCTTTAAGAAAGGAAGGGAGCGTTACATTTACACTTATCAGCTAGCCACCCTCGATGCGATCGCTCGTGAACGTAACCGTCCCATAAATACTTCCACTCCCAAAAGTATCGAAAGTATCGTAACTGAATACTTCCAGGAACCGAAAGTATTGGAAGTGTCAGACCTTGTAGCGATTATGACATCAATGCTCGGTGTTATGCAGTTTCATTCAGTGCCACCAGTTGACCCAGATGAGAGTTACAAAAGACTTGAACAGTATGCTGCATACAACTGGCGCATCAAATCAAAAGACCTTGCAGCATTGCTTGAACTAAAAAGTGTTCCAAAATCCCCTTACATGGCTAAAGGGTTTTGGTTCGAGCGACAGGGGCGTGAATGGAAAGTTTCAAAATTCAAGGAATAATCAGCTGGCCATATAGGTGGTCAACATGGTTACTCAACAAGATTTAGATTTTATTCTAGATTGTCAAGTCAAAGAGATTTATAACATTCTCGTTACAAGTTATTCTCTCTGCATTGATATTTATTCCCAAACTTTAATAATTAACGTGAGCAAATCTGTTTCTATACAAGAGCTTGAAGCACTTGAGAAAGAAATAGGAGTTGCTGCATATCTTAAACTGGGTTGCAAGAAAGTTTCTTTCTATTGTTGTCAAAATTGGTTATACGACTACAATTCAAATATAGTCGATGAATTAAATAACATGACAACAGCCACATTAACAAATCAAGTTGAAGACGAGTCTGAGTTTCAACAACCTTTTCAACAACCACAAACAGACATAGCAGTTGACTGGATAAGCTTTGGTGGGATTGCCCAAAGCCTGGGATGTTCAACGGAAACTGTAAGTAATGAAGTTCAAGAATATAAAATCTTTGTAACGCTGCACCAAAATAATCTGGGACTATCGGGAGAAAACCTAGAGATATTCCTTAACCGTCGCCATACCGAAATGGTGGAGAAGTTTCGGGCTTTACTTACCCGTAATGTTTCTACACCAGCAGCCCAACCATCTCGCGCTGCTGCTAAATTAAAAGCGGTTCCTGATAATAAAACTAATGGCTTTGTGCCTACAGCAGAAGGGGGACTAACTTTGCCAGAAGACTTTGATATGATGGATGGGCGTAAGCGTCGCCCTGATATTATCACAGCTTTAAAGATTGCAATCGCTGCACTGCCTGATGGAGAAACTGAAGATATCAAAAAGATGTATGTGCGCCAAATAGCCATGCGCGAGAATGTAGAAAACTTTGTGGGAGCGTTAGCATCACAGTTTCAAGGGTCAGCGAAGTTTAAGAGTGTGGCTCAAACTTCCAAGGAGATTTATACAGCAGCCCGTCAACTTTGGGATGAGTATTTAGACTCTGCTCCAGCGTGATAAAATAAGCACATCTTCTCAGACCTTTCGTTTATGCGGCGGAGGCACGAGAAGTGCAAGGTACACGATTCTTTTTGTTGTAGATTTCCCGCTGACTTGAGGCTGCGGGATTTTTTTTGGTAGAATCAAGATGAACAAATTCAAAATGATACCCACAGGCTAGTGGTTATTTGCTAGCCTGTTTTACTGGGTTGTACTTGTATCAAATAAAATAATGTGCAACTATCTGCTACAAGTACTAAGAAAAGTTAACAGGCAAAGAAAACTAAACAACCTGATAAAAACAGCACTTGGCAGAGATGCGCTTACAGCGCTAACTAATTCCCTGAAGATAGATGTTACTCAGGGATACAGACTACTAGTTGAGTTAGTTGATTATGACGACAAGACTTTGAAAGTATTGCTAAAGTGCATATGTCAATGTAGCAGAAACGGATTCATTGGAAATGTTGCCTGTGAATTTAACGCTCGTTCCGCGTATTTGCGCTGTGCTGTTAATCCATCTGGGCCATGTCTCGGTTGTGAGTTTAGCACTGCGGCGACTGGTGTTGATTGGGGATAAGTTGGTGCAGCTTGTTTGTATCGACTACTTGCCAACCGTCGATTTTGGTTAGGAGCGATCGCAACATTTCATCTGAGGGTATGCAGTTATTTGCTGTTAGATAATCCCAATCGGTTGAGGAGACTGCACCCAGTTCTGTTGCCACGTTTAAGTAAAACTGTTGCAGCGTGATTACTTCCTCCACGCATAGGTCTATTTGGGCTTGGAGTTGCGAAGTTGTGGTAAAACTTCGCGCTCCTGGTTTATCAAGCTCCATTGCAATATCAATGTTATCAGTCATAAATTATAGAATCCACCATTGATTGAATATTTTCACCATGATGGTCTTTATAAAAAGACCACAACTTACCGCCTGTAATTTGTTTTGCAATCAAAGCCTCAAAAATTAATTGCGTTTTCTGAGTAGTGTATTCGTTATAAATACGTGAGCAAATATCTATTGCGCCAAGGTTTCCTTCACTAACTTTTTGCATGGTGTCAATGTCTGTCATTGGTTTTGTGGTGGGGTGTATACTGTGAACTCCGAATCTTTGAAAGCTTTCATAGCCTGTTGTCGCTGTTGTTCAAGTGCTTCTTGGTGCATTTGCATCTGAGTTTTACCATTAGCCTGAGACTTCTTAGGCAAGGCTTGTTGAAATGCAGTGAAATTCTGGTAATAAACCTCCCAACGGTTCTGCCCCGCTTTGTTCTTGGAAGCTAACCAAGCCTCAATGTCATTCACTGGTTGGCTTAAATTTCTTGTCTTCTCCTCACAGAAATTTAAAAAATTCTCGCTCTCCGTTTCTGAGAGAGTCTTTTTAAATTCTGAATAAGTCTGAATAGCCTGAGAACTATTTGATATTGTGTACTTGTTTGTGACAATTATCACATAAGGTAACTAAGTCATTTAAATGATTTAGTTCATCTTTGTGATGGTCATAAGTAAGATGATGTACCTGTAATTTCTTTGTTGAAGTACAGCTTTGACAATGCTTATCTCTTTCCAAAACAAGTTCTCTAACAGCTTTCCAGTAATCGCTTTGCAAGAATCTTTGGTATTCTGGAGTGTGTAATTTTTCAGTTGTGAGATTTCTAAATCTATCTTCAACTTGAAACTCAAATAAATCAAGCTCTAACAGTTTAGCTTTAGCACGATAAAAAGCAGTCTTACTTATTCCACATTCATCAAGGATAATGTCAACGTCAGGCATTTGAACGTAGCGATCGCCAAATGGATCAAGAGTAACGAGGTAAGACCATAGCTTCCAGTCCGAAGCAGTTAAAGAACTTTCCCTCAACTTCTTTGTCATTGATGGACTAAGTTTAAAAAAGGGTTGATTATTTGATAGATTAGTCATGTGTCGCTCCTTAACAGCGATAATCCCAGTGGCAGATACGGTGTTGACAGCACCCCTGCACGACTGGGCTTTAACTTATACATACTATTTTACCATTGTTGCGATCGCAAATTACTTCTCTTCATCTTGCGAGTAATAGTTTTCTTCTTCTAGCCACAGCTTCTCAAGTTCAGCAACAGTAATGTTTTGGTCATTGGCAATATCAGACATCATCTCGCCAATGACACCAATATTAGACTCAACCCTTGCACCGATTATCTGAGCTGCATAAGTAGCTTTTGGTCTACCGTGAGCTTTAGCCCAGCAGATAAGCTTACGCATTTCAAACTCTGACAACTGGATCGTGAACTTATAAACTTTTGCCATAAGTATTTTAACTCTGTTAATTATCTTTACGGTTGATGTGTTGCTAATCTCGTGGATTTGCATTATATTGCCTATGTTATCATCATTTATAAAAGAGCGTCCCCCAATGTGACTAGACATTGAAGGACTTCCCCAACCACAGATGACGCCTGTAGCAGAGGTACAAATCATTATGCTTCAAGAATTACTTCCTTTAATGCACCCAAGGGAGTTTCTTTGTGAATTTCCCCTAACTTATAAAGAACTGGCGCAGCAACTAGGCGTAACAACTTACGCTGTAGATAACTGGATGGGCAATCGCTGCAAGCCTTCCAGACAAACTCAGAGACAAGTTGCAGAGTTTGCAGCAAGACTTAAAGAAAACGCCCAGTTAAGAAGGTCTGTATTATCTACAGAAGATGATGAGTAGGAAATAATCATCTGTAGTAATTACAAGTTTTGCTATTGCCCAGGACTCCTGGGTTTTTTAATATCTAAAGCATAGTCACAAGAGAGTTACAAAAAACCAATGCCTACCGAGCGGCTACATCTTGACCCTACTGTGGACTGGCTACCCATGCCCCAGGCGGCTCAGATATTAGAAGTTAACCCTAGCCAAGTTAGACGCGATCGCGCAGTGTTAGAAGAGTTAGAACTGATTACTTACAACAACCGCAGCAACGGATTTAACCGACAAGTGTTTGAAGTGCTGTGGAGGTTTAGGCAATTGGTTAGGCAGAGGGGAAGGATTGAAGCGATCGCAGCAATTGTAAACCTAGAAGAAGGTTAATTCAACTGTCTATTAACCGCTAGTTATGAGTCATCTACCAAGCTACCCATTTGATAAGGACAAGGCAACAGAAAGAGTTAAAGAGTTTTTCGACAAGCTAAAAGTTAACTCTGAGACAACAACAACAGTAAAAACTTCAACAAGAAAAAGCGAGAGATAAGAGCCATGAATGAGAAAGAACGTCAAGCAGTAGACGCAGTTAAGGCATCCCGACAGCCCGACAGCCGGACAGCCCGACAAACAAAGCAAGGAGGTGGCAGGGCTAATGAGTCAGCGCAAGCGGCAGGGTCTAACTTACAGGAAAAACTAAACCTTGTCAGTGACCAGTTAACAAACAATATGAAACAGCAGATTTTTTCAAAGGCGATTGTCAAAGTGCTAGAAGACTTTGAAAATGGAGACTTTGGAGATTTGGCAGAACAAATGTTTTCAGAGTTAAACCAGGGTATCAATGCCCCTTTGGAAACAGAATACAGGGTTTTGCAAGCGTGGCAGGACTCCCCAAAGTACGCCTTGCCGTCCGCCGCCGACTTGAGTATATGATTTTGCTTTCGTTAATCAAACGCAGGGAGGAAACTATGATTATTGATGGAATGGCGGGAGTCTTAGGGCTTACCAGTTTGGTAGGCGGCATTGGGGGAGCAGCTTGTTTTTTAGCTGTAATGTTGCCTAGTGTAGGGCTTGCCGTAGGTGCGTTAGGAGTAGTGGCTGGGTTACATACATGGATTACAAGGAAAAAATAACGCCAGAACTAACAGATAAGCAAACAACAACAATATTTGCCATTAACTGTGTTACTGGCATAAATAACGCATCTGATTACAAAGAATGTATTGCCAAGGCTAACAATTTATTAGCGCAAGGCAAAACCTTTCCTGATGTAGAAAAAGAAATTCGTGGATTTTTATTTTCCAAGTACCCATGAAACACGTTTACAGAGTTAGCTATGAAGATGATGAGGCAAATCCCACTCTAACGATGCAATCTTCTTATCCTCTAACAGTTCAAGATATGGAAGAAGCGATAACTGAACAGCTTAGAAGCCAGGGGATATTTGCTGGGGATGTTAAAGTCACCAAGTCCAAAGAAATCAAAAACCCCATTGCCAAGTTATTTCTATGAAGAAAGAACAGCCCCATGCTATTGAGGCTGAGTATTACCCAGACGGAACCCAGAAGCGATACTACAAAAGAGTAGAACAACCATACCCCCAAGTTTTTCAGTTAGTCATAGGTTTGTGTGCGATCGCAATCGCCATGTCTGGAATTGCGATTACCTTTTACTTATCCAAAAATCAGTGCAATGAAAATTACAATCAAGCTCCACAACCAAGACTATATAGAAGCGATTAGGAAACAAACAGGCATGGCGACTCACGCCGAAGCATTAAACCATTTGCTTACTGTACTAAAGACAGATGGTTTCTCACTAATCAAAGGTGAGAAATATATACCAGTCACAAGGGATGAAGAAGTCACACCGGCACCAAGGAAGGAGATAGTAGTTGAAAAAAAGTCCACAATGTTCAGAGATTATCAAATAGACGACGAGTACCAAATAGACCCGACAATCCAGAGGTTAATTAACGCTGGACTAGAGATGGAGTTTTAAATAATGCAAGATAGACAAGCAGGGAGTTTTCGCCCTTCAACAATCAGTGAAAATTTAGCAACAGCCGCTATTATAATCGGCGTGGGTTTTATGGCTGTTGATACTTTTTGTACAGTTAAGAAAGGCTTAGGAGTATTTAACTCAGGAGACTTTCTAGTAAATTTCGTTGCTGCATTTTTATGGGGCGGTTTTTGTGCAGTAGTTCAGAAGGCAGTCTTTAGCGTCTTGATTAATCCAGAGAGCAAGAGTACTTTTGACAAGATGTGGCACAGTGGAATTATTGGTAAGGCAGTACTATTTACCCTAACTTGCGTAGCTATAGCTGCAATTCATTTCAGCTTTACCTCCACTAGCCAAACACTAGGAATTAATGCTAGTCGTTTGGGAATTAGTTTACCAGAGCAACAATCAACAGCAAGTCTAGGAATAGTTATTCAATTCTTGATTGGTGCATTTGTAGGCTTTATGGTAGCTTTCATTGACGAGATTTGTTTCTTATGCGCAAGGATTATTAAAGGAAATGGTTAGTTACTTTTTTACGATTGTAATTGGCGCGGCACTTTTCATCATGATAGTGCGCTTACTTCCTAAAAATTTTAATGGAGAAGAATGGTTCAGAAAGTTATTGAAAAAGTAAAGTTTAGCTTTGTGACAGCAGGAATATTTGGTTTAGGTTTCCTGCTGTACTACTTGATTTGTTTAGGAAGTTATCAAAGTTATGCAGAATCATTACCTGTACTACCAATTAAAAATAATCAAGTCTCACACTAAAACAGCAGTAATCGCTTTTATTATTGGCTGGTTAATTGTCCCTTCCCCAATCTCCCTTATATTTCCCCGTGCAATTCGTGAAACACTACACAACGTTAGCTGCACCACAAACTCAGTCTACAAAACCTTTGGAATCGACTAAGGTAGGGGGGGATGGCATATTATTTGTACTTATGCTGGCTGCGGTTGCTGGCATATTTTTGTTTAAGGGTAAGAAAAGTAATCGTACTCATGATCACATTAATCCCTCAGAAATGGGATCAGAAGTAGCACACGTAGAAAAAAACAAACCTCAGTCACATGACAGTGACACAAGGTTAATAACTAATGCCCAACACCCAACGTCCAATACCCAACCTCCAACACCCAACGACCAAGTAGGTCAACGCATTATTGAGGAGTTGGTCAGCACCAAACTCAGCACCCTATTAGCCGCTCCTTCTGGTGCGGGTAAGTCAGTCACTCAAGCTTACTGGCTGTCAAAACTTTATGAAAAATTCCCCGGTGCCGATGTCTATGTTATCGCCCGGAAAAACGACAGCTTTAATGGACTGCGGGAACAGAGAAAGGTTTTCGTCTACGACACTGACAACCCCAAAGATGCGCTTCAGGCTTTGCAGACAGTCCATGATATTTTCAAAGTGCGATCGCAGTTTTCCGAAGACGAGCGATCGCAATTCGCAACTCAACCAGTGCGATTAATCTTGGCTGACTGGTACAGCATTCATAACAACCTAGTTAAGTCTCACGAGAAACTGTGGAAGTCAGAGATTCAAAGCAAGCTGGCGGATATCGTAACTGTAGCCAGAGAATTTAATGTGAGCTTGTTCGCCGATTCCCAGACTTTCAATCTTGCGTCGCTGGGATTGGCCGAAGATTCCAATATCCGCAATAACTTAAACATCATCAGCCAGGGGCTTATCAGCATTGATGAGGATGGCAATGAGCAGGGTGGATTTGAGGTTATCCAATCAATTATTAGAAATGCTTACGTTTTTCCTGGGGAAGAAGTGCGGCGGGTGATTAGCTTAGAAGTCGAAAAGTTAATCAAACTTTCTAATGCCCAACGCACACCCATAATTTTATCAACGGCTGGGAAGCCCAAAGCAGGGTTACTCCCTAATTTGATGGAGTATAAGGGCAGAAATATTTTTAAGACAGATTCACCCATTCACCCCAAGACTGATTTAACTTCCCCTCTTGAAGGGGGGAAGTTGTGTGAGTTAACCGCATCATCTGTACTACCTGAGCCACTGCGTACCATTTGGCGTGTAGCTCAAGAGAAAGATGACTGGTTGACTGCCCGTGATATTGCTAGAAAAGAATATGCCGTACTCAAGGGAATGAATACAGCAGCAGAAATTATTCAGTTTGTGCAGCAGCTTGAGAGAATAGAGCTAGTTGAGATTAGTTCTGAAGTTGGGCAAGCTATTAGGTTTCGGCAAGTTCAAAAAGTTAAAGGTGAGTAGGCGTTAGCCTATAAAAAATATCCCCCAAAGCGTGAGTGCTTGGGGGTTTTGATTATTGTTCTATGGGGTTGGGCTTTGTTCCTGGATGATACTCCCACTCATGGTAAGAGCTACTTTGCCAATAGCCATCTTTAGCTAAAACTTGCTGCCCCACTTGTTCATATATTTCTGCTGGGCATCTGTCTTCTGGATTGCTTTGGCGATCTACTTTTTCAGATAATCGCAAAGCATAATCAGACGGTTGTTCGCCATCGTTTGTTGAGAGATGGAACGTATCATGATAAGTTACATAGTCTACATTTACTTGGTTTGTCATTTTGTTTTTTGGCTGAATTGAATAAATTTTATCAAGACTAGTATTAGAGTTAGTATCAAAAAATGATGCTAACTACGTTTATATAATTTAGAATCTGATTTCAAAATTTGTTTTTTTCTTTGTTGCTTTTTTATATCCTCTTCTTCATCTATAAATTTTTCTTCAACTCTAAAACCTGACTCTTTAAGGAAAGCGGAAATAAAATCTTGAACTTCCCCTTTTCCTCGCAAAAACAGCAAGGGATTCTGCTTGTCTTCGTTTTTCAAAATATCTTCTAATTTAAGTTTGACTTTTTTCAACCGATAAGTTATAGCCTCCTTATCCCAATCTTCACTTGTTAGATTATCCAAACCAATAAAATCTTGGTCGAATAGATTATTCGACTTTTTTATTTTTTCTGCGCTGTATGCTGTAAACTCGCCAAATACTATTTTCATAAACCCTCATCAGTACCAGCATTGAGCCATCTGGCAGACTAACCAGGGGGTTAGTTTCGGATTGGTTTAGTTAATAGATAATCTCAAATTATTTTGAGAATCGACTACAAACTGACCATCAATTTTTACCTTATCCCAGTCTTGTTGCCAGAACTCTCCACCGCAGCCCATTCCGCCACAACTACCACCAATTCTTACGCATACATCGCAATAGTTTGGATGCTTTGCTTTTTGAACTAAATTCCAAAAGTTTGTTGATTGCATAATCTTTTTCTCCTTCAATAAACAAAACAATTCACCAAGTTTTTAGGCGTTAGCCTATCTTCTTCAAAACAATATCTACAACCTCAGTTACAGATAGTAGAGAAGGATTATTCCAAGAGCTACCGCCTACGGCTGCTCTGCCTCCCCACCCTTCAAATGCAGGGTTTTTATTTACTTCTGCTGCTGTTAACGCTTCAAAAACTTTCTTGCTCGCGTAGTCTAATTTGTCTGCATTCGGATGAGCCGGGTTACTACCAAGTGTGTAGCGGATGCCATCACGCTCTTTGCGCGGTTGCACTACCAAAGTCACGGGCGACAAATCATTTAAGTTTGCCACCTGGGGAATAGCCCGATAAAATGCGCGGGGATCAACATAGCGTGTTACGTCTGAAAGCTGCGCGATCGCTACTCCCTTATATACGTCAATCCGCCCATCAGCCAACATTTGAATGTCAGCCTCTACTTGTTCCCAATACTCAGTAGCTTCTCCCTGTTCTCCTGGCCAGAGACACTCACCCTTCATTGCAGCAATTAACCATTCTGTGCCATTTTGGAAGGCAGCAGAATAAAATTCTTCACGCTGTTCATCCGTCCAATCATTTCTCTTAATTGGCAAACCTAATTGATTAGCTAAGTTGTTGCCTGTAGACTTCATTGCAGCTACCGCTTGCGCTGCAAAGTCTGCTAAATCAGACAAGTCTTCAGGTATGTAAAGGTAATCGCAATCGAATGCGATTGCCCTTAGCTTTCTAAAATTATCATCGGATATTAAAGCTTTTGGATCATAGCCATAACGCGGTTGATATTTACCCCAAAGAATCCAAGCTGCTGCTACGCAAGCGTCAGCATCAGTTTGAGTTGTTACTATGACAGCATCATCTTTGATATCTTCATAGAACATAGAGTTAATTTCGTCCATCTGGATTTTGGAACCACCTGGGCGATGGTGGTCAAAATGTAAATCACCTGGCTTCTTTTCCCACTTGGGAACTGTGCCATCAAGCATGATAATTTGCTTGTCTGTGGGAAGTTGATCTATCTTGGTTGTGGTCAAAAACTGCATAATAATTCACCAATCCTGTTTGTTACAAAATCACCAAAAGTTGCTTTTTCTGCCAAGAAAACTAATTCACCAGTTCCCTTAACAGTCTCTAAATCTTTCGCTTTTCCAATGTAATAATTACCGTTTAACAACTCATCCTCAAATAAGTGTGTGAGTTTCCACGGTTTTCTAGTTGTATCGAAATAATCAATATTGGGTATCCCGTCTCCATAAAGGGATAAAACAATGGGGCAATCATCGCTTAGATGAACTTCGATAATCGCATCATCTACTTCTGTTGCCCAACATTCAGGAAGATAACTATAGGCAAATCCTACTAGACCTCCCATAAATTCAGATAGTTTTTCTCTATCTGAGCCTAAGTATGCTTGTCCTTTTAGGGGAGTCTTGTCACCATATCTGCTATGAAACACTGTAATCATTTTTGTTAAGGGCATCTACTTGGATGCCCACTAATTTAACCGCAATAACTCGAATTAACTGAACAGGAAGCCCAAGGTTCGCCGCTACCACAATTGCAAGGGCGGGAATTAGCTTTATCATCTTCTATTTCCTGCAATCGAAGTGATAGATATTCATCTGTGTAACTTCCGTCATCCTGAAACCTGTCGGCATCAGGGATATAGTTATCTTGACCTTCTTCAACTAAATGGCAGTCGCAAGCAAAAGCACCGGAACCGCAAAAACATAAACCTTGTGTTCTCATTGTTTCTAGATTATACAGACGATCGGAAGAGGGGTATTCCAAACCCCTCAATCTAATGAGGCGTTAGCCTTCTTTACTTCCAACCAATCAAGGTTTTACCCTTCTCAGAAAACTTAGCAAAGCCAAGCTCTATTCCAACTCTAAGCGCATCTGCTATAGCAGTCTTACTAATCTCCCTAGCTTTAATAGGCTTAAGAAACCTTTCAGGAATTTCCTCAATGGGAAAGTTAGGGTCAACAATAACTGACGCTTGAGTTGCTTTTAGTTTAAGCTTAGGAAAATCCTTAGTTGGCAGTGTGCCACCTTTGGATTCAATGATGCGCTCAACAAACTTCTTGAGAGAACTTTGACGACGCTCTGTTGCCCGTGACAAACTTAAGAACCTTTCAGCTTGGTCATCATAGTACTCAGTCTCTTTTTCAAGCCGTGCCAGATAATAGCAAGCACGAGAGATTTTATCCTTAAGTTGTTCTTCATTCGTAATAAACTGCTGGAAGAATTCTTCAATCTGCTGCTGCTGTTCCTCTGGAGTGAGTAATGAATCTTCCAAACCCTCAAGAAAGTCTTGAAGGTCTTGGGAAATTTGATATTCAGCTAGTTGGATTTGTGGAAGAGTAGGCATTAGATATAATCCTTGTGAATTAAAGTTACTTCTCTACGACCTTGACCACGATGCTTAGGTGCATCATCTGGGGCTTGTTCAGCTAATGCAGAAGAGATTTGTACAAAGACTAAAAGCAAAGCGAGTATAATTGTTTTCATCATTTACGTGAGGTATAGTGGTGTATTGCGATCGCCACGCCAGGAAAGCAAACGATCGCAATTTCAAATCTTTTAGGCGTTAGCCTTCTAATCAGATGCTATTTAGCCTTGCCATTAGCTTTAGCTTCTGCAAGAATCTGCTCACTGCCAGGGAAAGGCTTAAACTCTGGGAACTCTTCAGGCACGTAGCCTTCAGCAGCTTTAAGTGCAGCCTTTTCTACTACATCATTGAATAGTCGGTTGCTATACTGACTTGCAATAATATTTGCAATTTCCAAAAACTCTTTCTCTGTATCTGTAGCTGGTGGACGCATAGACCAGTCGAGATAAAAGTAAGACTTGACTCCTTCACCTTTGCATACAGTAAAACTGTAGATAGAATTCTGGAGAGTTTCAGTCATGCGTATCTGAACATAATCTACAATGTTTGGATATTGCGCTTTAACTTCTGGGTTCAGTTGCCAAGAAATAAAAGCATCTTCTTCAATGGGCTGCAACAAATTGTTGAACTCTTCCATTGACTGTCCACGCATTAAGAAAGAAGAGAGAATACCAGGGCTCATCTGACCATCAATAAACTCACCCTTTTTTTTAGGATGTGCGATCGCAGATGAAACAGGTAGACACCAAACCTCACGGAAAAGTTCATTTACATAGAACTCACCCAAAGTTAGGTGACGCTCGGCAGAATAGTTAGGACGCTGGGGGAATACCAAAACTACATCAGCCTTATGAGCAACGATGCTGTCTTGAAATTCCCCTGACTGCATAGCTTCCATCAAATCTGGGCCAAAGCCTTTGTCAACCAACGCGCCACCGTCTCCCCTAAAGAAATACTGGCGAACCATAGACCCAATTAATGCAGAGGTCTTACCTGAAGCAGATGTGATTACTTTCATATTTCTAAGTAGCGAGTAAATTTGTACTAGAGCTAGATTAAATCTAGCTCACAATTTTTAGGCGTTAGCCTTTACCAAATCAGTTACTAAAACTGAATTTTCTGAATAGTTGCTTTCCCATTCATAACCATACTGATTGACTAAATAGTAGCTCCAGTATGGGTGACGAATACACTCAGTTGAATGCACTGAGAAAACTTCAAAATTAGCTTTGATTCCTGAGATGTAATATACATTAGTCTTATTAGAGCCAATGCCCGACTCACTAAATCTTACAGCTTGAAATTGCACAAACGCTGGAGTTCCTAAAACTTCTGCAAGTGGTTGCCCTTTGTATGTAACGTTTTCCAGAGTATTCATTTTCACCTTATATAGTTCAGGTTTTGTAAACGTTAGCCTCTTAGTTTACAGAACCAAGTCTCTGCATTTTGCCCCAGCACTCATTACAAGTTTCTGGGTAATCATCATTAGCCGTTCCCAAACACCAAGGCATTTCTCTTTTACACTGGTCACATTCCCAGGTATGCCCAGGCTCACACTGATTGCAGGTACAAAGCAGTGGAGCTTGGTTATTGTTCTGCCGGAGTAGCTGGTGCTTGTTAAATTCGTCAGTGTTTGCAAGTATAGTCATAACTTCAAAGGGGAATAATCCCCCAACAATTATCTAAGCTGCCCCTGGAGTCTGGTTAACATCTTTATTTAACACCAAAGTTCTACCACCAAAACTATCATGCAACCAACCATTTACTAACCTTAGCCCTGGTTGTGGTAGTGGGTCTACAGTTATTGGTTGATTCAATAATTCATCCACTTCAGCCGACCATGCCCAGAATAATTTGCCCATTGCAATCTCAGCTTGCTTAAGCTGCGAATTTAACCCCGGCAACAGCACCGCATCCTGGCACTGGCGTATCTGCTGTTCCAATATTTCATAGCTTACCTTAGCGTCAAGGTAAGTATCCTTTATCTGACTCATGGTACAATAACCTTTGTAATTTAAACACATTTTTCCTACCCAAGTCCTATCAATTGCCTTGGGTAGATTTCTAAACCGTATAAACTATCTCAGCATCAATCTTTAATTGATGTGGAACCGAAACATTCGCAATAATGCCATCTTCAGTATTGAACGTTACCAAAATAATTTCATACTCAAGTTTGAGTATAAGTTCGTCCGGTATGCAATCAAAGTGGTTATGAACATCACTTACAAAATTCTCCTCAGCTATTACAAGCTCTTTAGTCAAAGCTCGTAGACTCTCTCGCATCTGTTCTTGCTTACGCTTTAACTCAAGCATTTTTATTGCAGACTGCTCTATTGGTTTTAGAGGAATAATCGTATCCATTGCTAATCTCAAACTCCTAATAAATCTCACAGACCCCAGGCGTTAGCCTTCTTCAGCTATCTTAGTACTGACACTTATCAGCATATAACGATATTAACCAAAGGTCAACCCCCTCTAGTATTTTTCTGATTGTCGTTATATGCTGAAGAAAGGCAGAGGGCAGAGGGCAGAGGGCAGAAGGGAAGAGGTTATATAAGACCTTAAGACTTCTGACACTATATTAAATCCATCCTTCTGCCTTCTGCCTTCTGCCCTCTGCCTTTCCTACTATGACCCGTAGCACACATCAGAAAAAATTATATTCAATGGAAGAGATTTTTGGCGAGAAGCCGAGCGAGTTCTTTTTTACGATCACGCCTACGTCTCAGAAAAAGTTATTACAGGCTGCAAAAAAATTAGAGATTACAGAATCCTTTTTAGTCGAGGCGATAATAAGAGTTGGTGCTGGAGCAGCGATCGAATACTACTTAGAAAAAGGTTTTAACACTAAAGAGAACAAAAGGTTTAAATCACTTAATCGTCATGGAGAGAACAAGAGTAAGCGACATAAATCTTTATCCCTCACTAACTATGCACACGAGGCATTGAGCAAGTACGCATCATTACTCAATGAATCACGTTCCGAAGTATTAGAATGTGCTATTCGTTCAAAGACCGCAATAATTGAAGCTACAGAGTTTGTTAAATTCTTGATTCAACAGCAGTTAACTTGACTTCTGCTTTGTTACTGACATCAATCTTTTATAAACATTGCGTATATATACACTGTACTTTCAAGATAAAAAATTTAATCATTATACAAAGCAAGGAATCTTACCATAAAATCCTATGGTAAGATACACTTACACAAAAAAAACCGAGGGCGCGAACCCAACGGTTTAAACATTTCAAATCAAATAAGATCCTTATGCTATATACATCTCAGACACAAGACAATAGTACATTCGATGATTGCCTAGAAAAATTATACAGCGAAGAGAAGTTTAATGCAATCGTTAGGTTTTTAAAAGTCCGAATCTCGCCTTACGCAAGGGCTGTAGGAGACACGCTGTTAGTAGCTGGACTTGAAAAAGATTTTGAAACTGACTTAACAATAAACGAGATAGCTAGCAATAGTGGTGTTAGTCGCAGTATGACTATTCAATCTCTGAAGCTGCTGGTCGATTTACAGATTTTCCATAAGCAGGAGGAAATTAATAAACCTTGTACGTATAAGTTCAATCCTGGGGAATGGCTCCAGTATAGTACACCTGAACCAAGAAAGAAAGTTGTGAGGATTTTTGGGGAAGATGCGGGGAGTAAGGAAGTTGGGGATAGGGGGGGAAGTGAGAATGATTCTTGCAGTCCACCAGATACACCCCAGGAACAGAGTATAAATGCTTATCCTGAACCGATGAATGAGGGGGATGTGGTGCCGGCGTATGAACAGCCACATCTTGACTATGCGAGCGACCCGTTGTTTGCTCAGGCTCATACTGCGCGAATGGAAGCATTGAAGTCAAAGCCACAAAAGGTATTAAAGATAAAGGATGGTGACTGGTTCTGGGAAATGCCCTGCAACACTGATGTAGATTCAGGAAAGGTAATTGACCAGATTATAGAAAAGGAAGGCATCACAGTTCAGAGAGCGGTCGCGCAGGTGGTAAAGCTGGCCAAGAAAGTTATGGATATCTTTGCAGAGTTAAAGATTCCCTTCAAGATTACCGAGTCACCGGAGGCTGCTTGTGAAAAGTTGTTGGCGGCGATCGCAAAAAAGCAACCTATTGTTCGTGATGAGTTTAAAGAGCGCCGCATTGGAAAAGTTGAAAAGCTTGAAGATTATTACCAAAAGCTTCAGAAGCTAGGTTATGCCAAACAAAGCGTTAAGCTTTCTGAATGCAATGGACAAATAAACTTAGTACCTATTGGTGGAGTGACACCGCAACCAGTAGCCATTGCAGACTTGATGAAAAATCACTCAGACCCAAGCGCAACCCTTAGATTGGAATACTACACTTTTGCTGAAGTAATTGAAAATTATGAGCGAGGCTCATTACGTACTATTTAAAAAGGCAGACGGTGTAACCCATCTGCCCTAGCCGTTGTTGGAGTCGGCCACTCCGCTTTTTGGTGAATCCTAATCTCGGCTCTGTGCCTGAGTGAAACCATGTTAACACAGCTTCGACATTTTTATCTAGTGGGAGAAGAGGAAACCATTCCCTACTCCAAACGACTGCGACATTTTACTGGGAGCGTCGCCGCCACAATTCTAATGCAGAGGTTAGAATATCACTTTAGAAAATATCCTGATGGCTTTCATAAATTCCTTACTAAAAGTAGCAAGACTACATTGCATAGAGCTACTTATAGTTGGGAAGAAGAACTAGGTTTTGGTAAGGAGGAATTTGTTAGAACCTTTAGTTATATTGGAGTGAAGCATACAACCAAAGACCAATACCAGAAAGCGATGCAGCCGTTCTTTAATAGTAGGAATGAAGAGAAGTATTACTGTAGTTACTCTGACCGAAACACGGGAATGACATGGTACTATCGTAACCATTTTTTAGTTGATGCGTTAGGTGAAAAGTTGTTAATTTATAAGGATTAATATGATTGCAGATTTAGTTAAGGTATGGGATAATAAAGAGAATGCCCCCGCGTTGTTAGAAGCAACCGAGAGCGTGACATCCTATAATGCAGGACATAATATGATTTTAACTGAAGATGTACTTCAGCGCTACCGTGCTAACCAAGGTTACGTTTATTTAATCCATGCGATTGGAACAGACCGATACAAGATAGGTCGCAGTGTAAGCCCCCCAGTAAGGCTGGAAACGCTCAAGAAGCAATCACCATACCCGCTACAGATGACGGATGTCATTGGCATTTGGAAAAAGTATCTTGACCAACATCTAGACGATGACCAATTTTCTACAGCTGTGGACAAGGCAATTCTGTCTACTCCGTTCATGCCGGTGCCAGAGAAGCTAATCGAATTTGCCAGTGGCAGTCTACAAACCAAAGCTATGGAAGAATGGCGCGTCTGTGTTCTACGTTGGGCTGCATCAAGCGTAGAGAACCAAGAAAAGATATGGCCATCACTTTCCCCCCGGTGTCGCGCAGCTGTGCAAATCATTGGTGGTTTTTATCCAGTGGGCATTGCTGAGTATGGGGAACTGCGCCAACTTGAGCAACAGTTCATCGCAGCTTACTGCCAATGTGCGCCGAATGCCAAAGCTTTGCCCCCAGGTAAAATCCCACCCATAAGTTTTGAAGGTGAAGAGAAAGTTACAGAGCGTTCAGCTTCAGTGTCAGAACCAATTGCTGAAGTGTTAGAAATTATTGAGGAGCGCATTGGGGGGAAAAAAGCAACAGACGAACAGGCAGCCGCAAATATGTTCAGGTTTAAATACGGCTGGACAATTGACACTGGACGGTTAGCCCATTACCTTGAATTGGATTTAGTTGGCAAGCAGCGCTTTATCAGCAGGTTTGGTTTTCTGATGCGGAACCGTCCAGACTGGAAATCTGCGGTTAGCCAATTTGACAAAGCAACTGGTTATCAAGCACCACCCCCAGAAATTGATTCACGAGCGATTGCAAAACAATGGCTACAAAACTAACCATCCGTGCGCGTCGTCGCCAACGACAACGTAGAAAAAATGACTTGGATATTTTGAACTTGAAAAGGATTAGGGAAAATTTTCTTTGGTCTATGGCTACCTGGAATGGTACACGCTGCGGTAGCTGTGGGAAAAAAGTTCGCGCTCATTGGCTAGAGAACCATAGCGGGTCATTTCTTGGGGGATGGATAACTGCTTTTGGTTCTGCATGCCACAAGACTAAATGCCCTGGTGAAAACCCTAACTGGGAAATTCAAATTAAGGAACACGAGATATGTTAAATGCAATGTTTGGTGAGAGTGAATTTGATTCTAGCAATTCAGAGATTAAATCCCCGGTAATCGAACCAGTAGTGATAAAGGTCTTTGACATTATTGGGGAGAATGGAATATTTATAAAGGATGGACAGCAGCTTTACTCAGTAGCTAAAACAGTTTTGGAAATTGATGGTGAAGTTGTACTTGATTTTGATGGTGTACTTCACGTAGACACTGCTTTCTTTAGCTATTCAGTTGGACACTTGATTAAAGATTACGGTCGCAATCAAATTAAGATAACTGGGCTTTCCCCACTTCAGCAACAGTTGGTAGAAAAAGTTATCCAGAACGCTGAGACTTACTATCAAAAGCAGGAACATCAACAGTAGTCCAGCCCACATTCTTGTTAATGACTTTTTTCTCTAAACTTTTGATATGTGTAAAAGCAATATGGTGTAAGTTATGCCAATGCTCTAAATTCCCTAGCAGATTACGCAATGGGCTTTTAGAATTTAATGCTACCCACCTATGCAATTCTTCCTTGTGCGCCACCCATAATTTCTTGAGCAATGGCTTGTAGTACTTTTCCTCCCAAGGTATAATCCAGTTCCAGCACTCAGCTTTTTTGTCATATTCAATCAAGACACGAAACGCACTAATAGCTGGGAAAAGGGTACTACGTGGGGCGTGAATACCTGGAACAATATATTCTGGGTTGCAGTGCATTACTTCAAATTCACTACCAGTTTTAACTGTGGGTATACCTGATAGTAAATTATCTCTATCATCTCTAACTATCAGCCAGAATAAATATTCAAGATAACCAATGTCCTCAATCAAGTTTCCTATTAGCTGTGCATTCTCCAGCATAGAATCGTAGTAGCCGCTAAGATTGCTTATGTAAGTAATTGGGAATCTACCTGACCCAGAGTTAAGCCAATAGAAACGGGGGGCTATCATACCAGCAACTTGCAGAACATGGTCAACACTGCAACGTGGATCGAGAGAGGTATCTGCTTGATTTTGATGATAAGCTACCTTCCAAGTTCCTGGTATATAAGTTTTTAACGTGTCAAATTTCCCCTCAGAATCGTAACGAGTTTTTTTGTCATGCCGATAAACTATCTGCCGATGTGAAGCAATGCGTCTATCATCCTTTGTGGGCTGTGCCAGCTTGATTGTCAATGGCACTCGCACTAAACTTAGGTCAACACCTTTCAAGGAAAAGTCATGTAGTGCCAGCATAGTATGCCTACCATCGGCGTGACCCTGCTGAATTTCGTTTTTACAGGTTCCAGGATTAAATATTAGAGTTACGGCTTTTATGCCGTCCTCTAACTCTTCTACATGGTTAATATTGGCATAAAGGTATACACCCATATTTAACTCATGAAAGCGTTCTGGTTCATCTATTAAGCTTTGAACTATCATCTTGTAGACAGTTTGCTTAGTGTTTGCTTTCCGTGGGTTAGGTGCATCAGGAATGTGCTGCTCATGCGGAAAGTACTTACCCAGTGCTAAACATCTAATCTCGGTGTGAGTTTCCCAATCACTAGGAAAATTGACTACTTGAAATGTTACTGTAGGTGCTAGGGTATTAGTTGGTAGTATTTTCATAGGGGAGCGGCTATGGTGTATTAGATACCATCATAGCCGTTTATTTTATTATTAATACTTGTCCATTACAATCATACAAGTTTGGATTCCACAAGGTACATCACTATCTTTAAAACCATCATCTGGCATTTTAGTAATGCGTGATTGACCTCCTAACCAATCAGTAAACTGTTGAAACACTCTGCCTCTTTTGCTATCAAATCCCCGTGGGGCGATCGCAACTAATCTTCCCCCAGGTACAAGGCAAGCGTAAGCTACTTATTCACCTTATCAAGTTCCGCTTCTGTCACCCAACCCCACTCACGCCACCATTCATCGTCTCTGTGGTAATAGTAAATCTGGTACTCACAGCCTCTAGTAACCCATGTACGCTGACCTTCGACTAAATCATAATCGTTAAGGTAACGAATAGATTTGATAATAGTAGGAAGGTTGCAGTTTGGTACTACTACTACTTGATTGACTTTGTATTTGAACTGAATAGTTGACTCAATATCAACTATCGTATTTTCAACTTTCACGTTATTATCTCCAAAACAATTCATACTTTTTAGGCGTTAGCCTCTACCAATTAATTTTCTAGTGTTCCGTGAATACTTCCTAAGAATAGTCCTGCGCTGCTTGTGGCAGAACTCGATAACAGAGCTATAGAAGAGATTGTCACCCTCCTCTAATAGTTTTCTGCATCGGTGTTCGTGACTGGCTAGGATGCGTAGAAAATCTATGTTATGGCATCCAGTGTTATGTTTCACTTGAGTAGCAATGCTTCCTTGTGTTGCTCACTCAATATACTATTGTTAGTGATTAACTCAGGATTAGCAGAATAGTAAAGGTATGAGTAAGCGAGTAACCCAGTCCAGGGTTTAATTACTTTGACTGTTGACCTATCAAAATATCCCTCAGCATGCCCTCACTAATCTCAGCAGACATAAATCTATTCGGTGAGTCTAGCCCATTGCTTAATGCTAAATCAAAGATGATTGTACCATTAAAACCCTTAAGGATTCGTTCAATCTCGTTAAGGGAAACATGACTTATGTTACTCTCAGGGGAATTAGAGAAAGCAACATAAGTACTGGGAACCCACAAGCGTAATCTAAAATGTGTTGTGTGAATGCTCATTTGATTATTCTTAAGGTATTGCGTGAGTATTTGCGAATGATAAGCTTACGCTCTTTTTTTATTTGCTTAACCCAGTCACAGTTAAATTTAGTATTACCCTCTGACGTATGAGAGAGCCTGATTGCATCTGTCTGAAGCCATCCTAAACTTTTGAAATAGAGTAATTTATGTACCCTATTAAGCGGATATCTAAATCTGTTTATCATAAGCAAACCTCAACAAACTCAGTTTTTCTTGGCTTACCAATTTCTGGCGGTTGTTTTTTCCCTGCCATTGCAGCAGGAATTAACAACACAAACAGCAACATTGTGACAATAAAATATTTCATGTTGGTCAATAAAAACCCCCAGATAAACTAGGGGTAAAAAGTTCACCAACACTAGGCGTTAGCCTGAATTAGACATGGTATAATTTCCTTAGAATTATTGAGTGTGTAGTCCGTGAGATTGCAACCTTACGGACTATGTTTTTTAGAAATCGTCGTCGATCTCACCAATCTCAAATCTAGAAACTGAGTTAGAAACAGAACTAGATGGTTTGTCGCACTGCCTAACCATAAACAAAGTTTTCTTTGCTCTTGTGTGCGCTACAAAGCAAATATTATATTCTTGATCCAACTCGGAAGGTTTTTGATTCTTCCAAGTCAAAGGAAGCTTTTCAGGATAGAGAATAAACACGGTGTCATTTTCCAAACCTTTTGACCTGTGGATTGTAGACAAGATTACGCAATCCTCCGAGTTGCGATCGCTGAACAATCTATCAATGTCCTGACATAACCAATCAATAGTCCTACTCTTAAACCACTGGTAGCAATAGCGCACACCGTCAACCTTATCCAAAAATGCGGTGAGTATTAAAGTTGAGTCTTCATTAACTGACAGCTTCATAGCTTTATCCCTAGAGTAATCCTCTAAGAATTTCTCAAACAGCCTGTAGTCAAACCCTGGCATCTTTGCCACATCATTAATTACATCAATCAACTGCTTGGCTACATCCACTCCCTTCACCTGGGCTGGAACTTGTTTGGCTATGAGTTCAAGGCAAACTCTAATTAGTGGCGCAGTCATCCGGCACAGTACTAAATCCCCAACCTCAACAGAGTTAGCCAGTTCAAGCTCACTGATATACTTGACTTCTCCTTCAATCGCTCCTGGCGCGGGTTCAATATTTGGTGAGAATTCTTTTGCTAACTTAATGTGAGATGTTGGGCATCTATAGCAAATCGACAATGGCAAAGTCTTGGCATTAGTACGCTCAATGATTCTATCCATGCTGTCAGAATTGCTACCAGCAAACGCCATAATAGCCTGAAAACGATCACCGACGAAGACTTTACGACCTCTGCCGTTGCAGCATTTAATTACAAGTTCAAGCTGTGCAGAATTCAAATCCTGGGCCTCGTCTACAAGCACCACAGGATAAGCACTGGGATTCAGCTTAAAACTATGAGGCAACCAGAGCATATCAGTAAAATCAATCTCACCTCTAGTTTTGGCCAGTAAATCACCATCAGCAATTACTTGACCAATAATAGGCAATATTAATTCTTGCTCTGTTACTTCTAAAGCAAACTGCCCAATCATTCTTTTTAGGTCATCAACACTATTAGGGTCAGTCAAAGTAAGTCGAGCAAACCGACTAACGTTATTAATCTCCTTGGCAATTTTGAAAGGTTCTAGCTGAAAATTATTAGCTTTTTGGATAACTTGATTTGCGTAAGCTTTGCTAATCTCACGGTACTTATTATCGTTAGGGCTTTGCAGTCCTCTTATGAACTCACGCACACAACCATAGCCAACTGCATGAATGGTTTTAACTGTAATGTTTCTCGCAACTTTAGGCTGAATTGCTTGCACAATATGCTTATTAAAGGCAAGCAATAATCCCCTAGTCTGAATGCGCTTGGTTACTTCTACTAAAGTAGTGGATTTCCCAGACCCCGCAGTTGCCTCAACTACGATATCAGTATTACCATTCTCAACTTCATTGAATACTGCAAGTTGATATTTAGATGGTGTAAACATAATCTTCCCCCATGATTTAATATTGTAATATCTAGCATGCTACCATTTTACATACTAGATAAATCTTTAAACAAGTGCAGGTTTCAAACCTAGTAACTCTATGCGATTAGCTACTACAAAAAGCTTTTGCTTTTGTTGATAGTCCTGTTCCCACTGACTGATGGATAGCCTACCGTCAACCCCTAAGAACTGACCTTTAACACCCCAATCCTGAAGGACTTCAGCCTGTCTATCCCAACAATCAACCTTGAAGAAGTAGGGTTCATTCTCCCTACGGTTGAGAGCTAAACTGGTAGTAGAAACCCTTTGACCCCCCTGCAAGAACTTGTGGTCTGGTTCAATTGTCTGACGACCGACAAGGGAAATCATATTGATTTGTTCCCCCATATAGCCTAAGATTAAATGATTGACCTCAAGCCATACTACTTTACCAATCCATAACTTACCTATTGTTAGGATGAGTTCACCTTGCTGAAGTGCTAGTAGGTTTCTAGCATTGTTTTTGTAGGCGTGAAGGTAAATGATTTGCTCACCTACTTGACCACGCCTACCGTCAAGGATAAGGCAACACTCAGCAATAACTAAGTCTGACTCGTCAACGTAAGCAGCACTGATGAACGCTAGAGAGAGGATGCAGATATTCATAGAGATTAGAATTAACATCACCCTCATTAGGCGTTAGCCCTCAGTCTCCTCGTACTCTTCTTTAATCCCCGCATTCTCAAGCAGGTAGCGACACGCCTTTTGAGCGAGAGACGCTGCTTTCATAAACGCTTTGTTATCATCTTTAAGAACTGATATCCAGTTATTCAGATAGTTAGCATGGTTCTGCAACTCGTAGTCCATGCCCAAAGCATTGGTCACAAACACCGAACCCAACTCAGCAACCAACTCCTCAAACGCATACTTGGGAGTTCCAAACCTGCCATGTTCCCGTGCTAACCGTTTCTCATGCCCAGTCCAGTGAACGTGTTCATGTGCCAGGGTTGAGTAATACTCGTTAGCACTGGTGAAGTTTTCAAACTCTGGCATAAGAATAGTATCCTCACTTGGGATATAACAAGGTTGGTCGCCCATGTGCTTGAGTTGCGATCGCTGGGCTTTGATAAACTCCTCAATGGTAATGATGCGCTTATCTGGGTTCATACCCTGAGCAACTTTCTTTTTAGCAAGCCAGTCAGCGATCGTAATCTTTCCGTTGGAATCATCAAACTGGTGGATGCTGAAAAGGTTGTACCACTTGGCAGTACGGTAAAACTCCTTCTCGCCAGTATCCTTGTTTTCCTTGCAGCCGGTGCCACCCCAATATAACCAAACACTCTTAGAGCCTCGTGTCACTTGCCAACCAACCTCACTAGCTTGTTTAAATGTGAGAAAGTAAGGATGCTCCCAATCATTAATCAACATCTCAATGGAACAAAGCAATGGGTTAACGCCCCGGTAGACATGACCAGTAATCGCATTCTGACAAGGGTTGCCATGCCATGACTTAACCCAAGGTTTCTTTCCTTGCTCCATTAAAGTTATCAACTTGGTAGTGAGTAGTTCATACTTGTCAATAGCTGGGTGTTTAACTTTAGTAGCCATGAGAGTTAGTCCGAAAACTTCATAGCTACTAGGCGTTAGCCTACTTCATAAAAAGTACATTTCTCAGCTATCAAATCTAAATCATGCTCAGTTGTTATCTCCTCATAATTTAATTCAACAGAAGGATGATTGCAATAAAATAATAGTTGTGGTTCTGCTTCTGGATTTTGTGGAACATCCCATGAATGCTCATGATATTTACACTCTAAACAAGTTAATGTAACATCTGTTGATTTCATGAATCGATTGGCTGCTTCTTTGTAAATATATCCAGCAGTAACATCTAACCACCTACCAGTATAACCACCGTAAAATTGTACGCTTGTTTTGCAAAGCTTAGATTCTAAATCAAAATCTCCTTGTTCATCAAAAATGTTGCACTCTTTAACTGCTTGACATAATTCTTCATCACCCCAAGTTTTAAGTAAATCTGCTAAATCATCAATAATAGTCATCCCATTAACCTCAGTTGTCTACAATAAATTTGATGCCCATTCTCTTTAGTCATTGACGCATAAACTAAAGCAAAAGAAATGTTAACTTCCTTCCACCATTTTGCTAATGGATGCCCTTGTTCATCCATTAACCCAGCGTACTTGTCAAGATAATCAGCAGCAGTCAGAAAGTGAGTAAAGCAATCAAATGCAAGGTCATGCAATCGCTCTCTCACGTTACGTTTAACTGATGCCCTAGACCCATTCCAGTAAATAGAATGCCAAGTTTTAGTATAGTTATCGGCGCACTCAATAGCTATAGTCAAATGTTCCTTGGCAGATATTAAATATTGATGGGTGCTAGGTATTTGATTTTCAGCAGAAGCCAAGCAAGCCCAGGTGCTAATCACTATTTAAGTAATACGTCTATCACTCAAATTAAGCGTTAGCTTTATGCAATTTCATAAGAAGCACAAAGTCCAGGATTAAAAAGCTGTCCGTCAAGACATAGTTTTTTACCAGATGCAACATCTAAATAATCTATTAATTCTTGAGTGCGCCTTGGGTGACGAAACCAGCCCGTACCATCAACTGACTCAGCACCCGAATTATGGCAAACCCAAAGCCAGCGCAAAGTATTGATTCTTGCTATGTGAACACGAGGAAAACCAGCACAAAAATATTTAATATTGCTACGCTTCCAATCAGTAGAACCTCCAACAAAAACTACATCAGCCTTATCAGGAACATCATTCAAGGTATGACCATTTTGAACGGCAAAAGCACAAGTAAAGCCAAACTCATACTTGATTATTGGATACCATTCTTTCCATAATTTAGAAGTAGTTGCAGCATCTCCGACAGCATCAGGGACAACAACCCAACGAGGCTGATATCCTAAGGATTTAATTTTTGTTAACAAAGTAATAAAAGGATTTTGCTGAAACTCTAGCCCTTTACGCCACAAAGCGTAAACCCCATTATCAGCAGCGAAATCACAGTGAGCATTCCACCAACCACCAGGGCTAATAAGCATGGCTAAATTGCTATAGCCAAGTTTAATAACCATACTGTTATTCCCAGGCATGACTATCATCTAAAACTTAACCTCCACTTTTCCATTAACAACTTCCAACCCCCGACGCTTGGCAAACTCTACCATCGCATTCTCAGCTTTACCCCCTCTGTTGCAGTCGTACATTTTCTGACAAATCTTAAGCCACTGTTCAATAGTCACCTCATCTTCTGCTACAAGTTGCTCTTTCTTGAAAGTTGCTTTGCCTGGAGAACCATCTATTTCAGCAAAGACGTAACTACCCTTATCCGTAGTAACCTTCCCACTACTACCAACCCACCCGTCTGGGTTATCTACTACAACAAACCTATCTCCAACTGCTACGTTGGATACTGCAATAGGCTTTGTTGTCTGGTCTTTAGTGAGTAACTTCATCAGCGTATCTTTATCAATTTCCCATACCTTTACTTCATACTCAAACCCATAAGGCTTAAGTCTATCAGCTTTACGAATAGAGCTTAAAGTACAAACACCTTTAACACCTAAGTACTTCTGGAACCGATTAGCATTCTGCAACGCTGTACCATCGACACTCTTATTCATCCCAAAATAGTAAACGTGCGCTTCACCATCACAAAGCATAGCAAAAATACGTTGTGTTAACTGGCGCAAATCAAACTTACCTTTGGGCGCTGCAAGTTGTAGTGAACGTACCCACCAGATAGCATCTGTTAACTCTTTCTTTTTCATGTTGGACATACACTTGCCGAATGTTGCCTTACAAATAATCTGCCCCAGTTCATGATTCATCTTAGAAGCGATCGCTTTCAATTGGCGAATGGTAAAACTTTGAATATTCTCAATGAATCGAATGGAACTTAGATTAAAACTCTTGACCCAGTTGTAAGCTTCTTTAATGTATGACATAATAAACCTTATACTTTTTGATGAACATTGATTATTTAGCTTCAGCCCCCTGAAGCTATTACCTTATCCTTAGTATCAGCATATAACGATACCTTGGAAAAAGCAAGAGGAAATATTAATTTCCTCAAAGTTATTAGGCGTTAGCCTACTTCTTATTCATTTCTAGTTTTGTTTTAAGCTCTTGAATTGAGTATCCTTGAAGCCAAAAAGATTCTGTGCTAATGCCTTCTAACAGTTCTGAGCTTACTAATTGATTTAAACTAGAAAGCCAATCACGATAAATGATTGAATTTTTAGTTTCTGGATGTCTAGGGCTAGACCCTCCTTTCATGCCATAAATGTTTAAACCCTGATTAGTCCAGGACTCTAATATTTTTTCCATCTCAGCAACTACCATTTCTGGGGTTTTGCCTTGGTCGTAAGCAGTACTAGCATCATATTGTATTTCTATAGTACTTAGCTTGTCTCCATGTTTTAGCTCACAAATCTCAGAAATTTTATCACTCCAATCTCGCCAACTCATTTGATAGTTATTCATCTTTTAACACAATAGCATTCTCTTATTTTAGGCGTTAGCCTCCATAAAGTTTTTTTAGTCCTGCTTCGTCTTGTTGACGCTTCTGTTCTTGTTGACGTTGATATTCATTTATTCCCGCAGCTGCTAGGTAAACACCTCCTGCTGTGGGTAGCGCCCAATTAGGTATCTGGTATTGGGCGTTGGGTGTTGGAGATTGGGCATTAAAATTATCAGCAGTTACGTACTGGGGTTCTGGTAAGCCTGTAGGTGTTGGTGCTAATTGAGAGGGTATGTACTGCTCTTTCTGTGGACTAGCATACTGAATACTACGTTGTGATGGTTGTACTGTGTAACTTTGATCGTAGTCTTGCTGGGTGGGTGGGCGTTGTGCTGGTTGAGAACTTAATAAACTGTTAACGTTAAAACTTCTACGGGCTGCGGTATCTGCTGGGGGAGTTTCTAGCAATTGGCTTAATGCCGCTTCACTGCTAGCTGGAATTAATAAAGGTTTGTCACGGTAAAAAGTAGGGTCAAATTTGTTGGAACTTTTAACTTCATAACCTGCATTATTAATTGCTGGGTCAGGACGAGTATCAACAATTTTAATAGTGCCATCAGGTTGAACTACTTGTTTAAAATTGCTTAATAATTGGGCATTAGACTGTGGTTGAAGTAATCCAAGTGAGCCTCTGTAAGTATTCCCCATGTCAACAATTTGTTGAGTAGCCCTGCCTGTATCAACCATTGTTTGCACTTCAGGGTCAATCACTTCTTGAGAGTTATACTTTACAGGCAAGCTGACAGAGCGCTCTGAAGGTAAACCAATTGGTAATGAACCCGTGCCAACAGTAATACCTGGTTCAGACTCCTGTAAGTTTAACCCCGCTTGCTGCATCTGCTCTGCTAGATTAGCGGCGCGGCGCTTACCAGTGGTAGTAGTAATCTGAATCTCTGGCGCAGGTTCTATGCCCATCAGTTGAGAGTAAGCATTGGTTGCATTACCTATTTCACTTTGCAGGTGTTCCGCCCTCGCTTGAAGTTCGGCGGGGTTCATTCTTCTGGTGCTATCAAAAATATCTAATAAATCTTTTTGATTGACATAATCTACATCTTCCTCATGAGTTGTTCCATCAGCAGCCGTTATAGTTTTTCGCTTGTTAAAATAGTTTGCAGGAACTACTTGCTCAAGCCCAGCTTGGTTAGTATACTTTATAGTGCTACCAGTAAAGTTATTATCTTGGTAAACCGGACTATTAGCTGTAGGTGAAGTTTGGTAATTTGTCAACAGTGCATTAGTTCTGTTTAACTCTTGTTTTTTAGCTTCTATTGCAGAGACAATATCAGTAGGAGCAATGCTAGGGTCAGCATAGGCAGAAGCTAATCCTTTACCCGATTTCCTAATGTTGGTAATGTCATCCGCAGGGTTAAAGTTTAATTCTCCATCACGAGCGATCGCACCAAGTTCAGCGTCACTCGGTCCGTCTTGATTCCACCACTGAACTTTGTCATCAAGTCCTACACGGGTTCTGCTATGCAGTTGAGTTTTTTCTGCTGAAAGTTGGTTAGTGCTTGGTAAATATTCGGTAGCAGTAGCTTCAGGGGTTAATGGATACTTTGCCCCATCTATGCCAACTCTAACATCAGCTAAATGTTGGTCAAGTAGAGTTTGCTTACTGTTGTCAACCGCAGGTGTAAGATTTGTTGGTATACCTTTCTTTTGTAGTGACCTGCCTATCTCTCTTGCATAAGATAAGTCATCAGCATCTTTTGACTTAATCAAACTTTGATATTGTTGCAGTTCAGCAATTGTTTCTGGGTCTAAATATTTTGATGAATCCCCAGTAACAGTATCAAGTGGTGCTACAGATGGAGTGTATGGCATAAACTCTGGTTCACTCATAACTCCCCCTGGTATTCTCTCTTCATGCATTACAGGGAGAGTCACACCCTGAATCTGACCACTGGGTATAACTGGCGCAATCTCATTACCAGTTTGAGTGATAGAATACTGCCGAGTGAACGGGTTTACTTGTGGCGGTTCTTGGTACTGCGCTGCTGCATCTCGCGCTACTTTATCAACTGCTTGCGATTCCAAAGTTAACGTGTCAGTGTCAGAACGCAGTCGTAAATAACTACCACCTTTGGGAGTTTCAATTTTAAGATAGCTAGGTTCTAGTGGATCGTAAAGCGTCTGGTCACGACTCTTGTATCTTGGACTTGGTTGTATCCCTCCACCCATCCATCGCCCACGGCTGCTAAGTTGTGTAGGGTCTAGTGTACCATTATTGCGCTGCACTGAAAGAGATGCTATGCGCCTACCTTGATAATTGTCTGGATAGTGATAAGCATTGTCAGGATTGCCAGGATACTCAGCAACACCGTAGTCATTAACTGCGGCGAGGGTTAGGGGAGTTTCAGGAGTTGTTGGGAATCTTATAACGTCAGGACTATTAATTATGTTTTCCCTAACCTGATCGTAAGGAGCTATACTGTTTAATGCTTGCTTTTGACTATGGTTATAATAATCTCCAAGGTTTGCTCTACGTGGTAAATTTAAAGCATTAACTCTGTCATTAAACAATTGTTCTTTAGCTTGTAAAAAACTTGCGTCAACTGAATCTAAATTAGAGATGATTTCATTACGTGCTTTGTTCTTAGTATAATATCTATCCTCATCATATTGACGCTTTAGTTTATCAAAATTGTCTGCTTCTATATATGCACTTTGTTGTTGAATCTCTGCATCATTTGACCTGTCAATATTGCTGATAGTTCTTTGTGGTGTTGGTTCTAAAAATTCAGATGCAGGTGTAAGGGCTGTTACTCCCTTGGGAACATAGTGGGTATTATCATTTAAACCATAATTAAACCCTGGATCTAAAACTATTCTATTTTGCCCTTTTTGAGTCAGTGTATTATTAACTGTTTCACTCAAAGCAAACAGAGGGTTAGCTGCTAGTAAATTTAGATTAATTTTGTTTCCATCTAAAAAGTTACCGCGAAGTAAATTAACTTCGTCACTATCCATCCTTTCTAAATGCTGTCTTTTAACAACATTTCTTGGAACATCTACAGGATATCCCCCTTGAGAATAAGCCATGCGATCGCTGATAAAATCTTCTTGAGTTAAATCTGGTAGTGCTGCACTAGGTTGGTTTCTTCCCGATTGCCAAGTACCCCCTCGCGCTAAATCAGCAGCCGTCATACTAGCCCCTTGGCTTTGCTTGTTAGCACTAAAATAATTTAGGTATGGTTGCTGTCTATCCTCTACCCAAGTACCACTACCCCCAGCCCGTGCTACTGCGTCAATGGCATCTTTCCCTGGTTCATCAGGTGAACCCCAGTAAACAGGAATTGAATCGCTAGAACGATTTCTTAATGCTTCTTTCTGCAAGTCATCAATACTTTTTAGCTCCAGTCCTAATCCTTGTAATTCACCTCTATTAGGTAGAATAAATTCACCATCAGCTATAGTGTTACGTTTAACTAATTGATATTTTCCTGTAGCATCTGTAGGTCTAATCTCATCATAGTTATTTAAGTTAGGGCTAGTTTTTAGAAACCTTTTATAAGTTCCCTCATTCATATACTGAGGAACATTAACACCAGCCATTACATCTTGATACTGTTGCGGTGAAACAACTTCGCTTAAATGAACTTTAGCTGTGCTATTCTTATCAAAAATATAAGGTTGTACTCCTTGATTATTTCTGCCTGCATTAACCCAGCGAATATCTCTATACTCACCATTAACTAAAACCTTATCAATCCCTGCCATTGTAGTATCTGAATACTGGGGATTCTTTAGGTTAGATTTAACAAAAGGTAAACTACCCCGTTGGTTGGGTACTGGTGAATCACCATAGCCAATAGCATTAGGGTTAAAAAATTGATTCTGTGCATCAGTCTTTTCATAACTATTATTTTTAGGATTAGTTTTACTTAATATAAAGGCTTGTTCTTGAGGCGTAAAAGAACTAAAGGGAATCGCTTCAGTTTCTAATGAACTAACCGGCAACCCATTTGTTGCAGTATCTCTGCCATATCCTTGTACCTTTGCATAGCGAACACCTGTTGGTTGCTTATCACCTGGATTAGTATAAACAACTCCTACCTTATCTTCAGGTTGTAAACGTCCTACCTGCGCTTTTGCAGAGTAGCTTTGAGTATCTACGCTCCCATCAAGCCCTGCTTTAAAAAAAGCTTTTGGTTGAGCCTGTGTATATTTTAATTCTGGATTAGCAGCAATATTAGCAGTCCGTGTCTGATTGTTTCTATTTACCATGTAAGCATCAAACGCTTCTTTGGTTGCTAGTGATGCTTGTGAAAATGGATTAATAGCCATAGGATTTTTACTAATAATTTTTATTAGTTTTCCTTGGCTTGCCCTAAATAAAAAAATCTCCCACCCGAAAGTAGGAGAGTATATGCATCTCGGCTCTAGAAATTATCTAGAACCAACACCTCATTAAAGCCATTCTTGGTAGTTACTTGTCCTTCAAACCAAACATCTTTTAGCAATGTCGGTGAATCATTAACTGACAAGTAGCCTAAGTACTTACCATCCTCATCCTGTGCAAACAGATACCCATTAGTATGAACAACCAAACGTAGGGGCATAACCTCACCCTGCCACTGATACCCAGGATAATCGCTGTGATTAGTCCCTGCTGCTGTCTCACAAACTTGGAGTTTATTAATTCTCAATGTCTGCAAGCGTTCACAGATTTCCTCAAGCCCTACCAAAAAACAAATGAATGTGTTACTCTGGTCTATGCTATTGCTATGGTGCTTGGCGTACCAAAACGCGCCTACTGCATCAACGCGACTCTTCTTAGATGTGCAACCATCTAGAAGGGTTTTCCACTTTTTAACTACTGCCTTACGTTTCTCAACGTAGGTTGTCACTGTGCTGCTATAAACAAACTCACCTTTTTGTACAGAGTCTATTTCTTCTTTTGAAACAGTTCTGATTGCCGCAGTGTACTCAGCACACCGCAGTTTGGCTTTTTTCAGCCAATTGGCGTGAGGCTGGGGGAACAGTGGTTTAAACACACTGAACTTTGACTTACGCAGATTTGGCGCAACCCAGAGTTTATTCATCTCACGCACTAACCGAGAGATAGTATCACCGCGACCGTCATCTGTTACCAACTGAGTTAGATAACATTCCTTGTTCTTATTCTCGTTAAGCCAAGCGATATCTCCTTTCAGTTGTTTGGATATTTCGTTAAGCAGTTTTTTATCTGGTGGTGTCGCACCCTTGAGAGAGTCAACAGCCGCTTGCAACTGGGGAACAAGCTTGTTAACTAAATCCTCTCTACCCATTGCCCAAGCCTTAGCAATTAACCAAGTAATAAGCCCAGTGTCATTAGCCATTGACTTAGTTGCTATTTCGCCAAGCGTTCCAACTACGGGCTGTTTCTTAGGTTTGATGTCGCCTTGATTCATGGGAGATTCACCAAAGTTCTTGACTGCGATCGCAACGTTAGGTAACTTGTAAGTAGGTAGCCATTGAAGGTGGTCCCCATCAAAATCTCGACCTAATTTAAGTGCAGTAGCTTGATTAACTACTAACACGCCTTCGCAATCTTCCCAAGTTTCAAGGTGAACATTGCGCCAAACCTTGATGTCGTATTTCCAACGGCAAGGGTAAGGGAAAACTATTACCTCTTCTCCCTCTGGTAGCCCTGGAATGTAGATGCAATCGTTAGGTAACGACTCATCGGGCATCACCATGCTGGAATTGAACTTGACCGAGCCAGCAGTTGCTAGAGTTATCCAACGACCACGGAACATTTCAGTTACCTTGTCAACTACCCAAGGATGACTGGTTAGCTGACCATGAATATCAGCACCTACAAGCCGCGCTAGTGTAGACTTGTATTCATTCTCCTCTATTTCAGTATCGTAATCCTCACTACCCAGTAGACACTCTGCCAGTTTCCTCTGGTTAGTGAGTGTTTCATTTATGCCATTAGCAGCCTTGATGGTTGCTGGCAAGATATCTTTCTCAACAGCATCCCAAGGAAGATACTGAAGGACTGAGTAACTGAGACTGCAACGTCGCCAGTCTAAGCGCTTGGTAGCGTGCTTAATCTCAGGGGAGGCAAACACTAAACCAAGTGTTAATTCTGGTAAGTCATACTCACCGGGAGCTACCTTGTTGCCTTTGAAGCAACTCACTGGTAGCACTAAGTCATAGTCAGAGTTTTCAACCTTCTCACTGTAAGCAATAGTGCCTTTAGCAATCCAAGCTGGAAACTGGCTAGCAGCACGGAATTGGAACGGATTGTTTACCGATTCGGTTAATAAATATGAAAGTCGAAAACCTGTTTTTCCGTGGCAATCCCCTACATCGTACTCAGTATCATCATCAGCAACTACCAATAACTTAACTGCGATCGTAATTATCTCCTTACACTCAGTCGTTAAGTTACTACCATAGCTGATTGCATTGGCATTGCTTCCAAAGAACCGAGTGAAATAATCCCCGCCTCCCTTGGCAAATAAAACCCTACCATGCTTTCTAGCACCAGACGCACCGACTAAGTGGTAATCTTCAAAACCAGTGTCAAGGATTTTTGCGATCGCAGCATAGTTAGGTTTCTTCTCTGCTAGCATTGAGGAGACATCCCCAACTGCAAACTTAACATCTGGGTAAAGATGCCCTAGTAAGGTATTGCGATAGCTAATCTCACAACCTTCAGGCAACCAAACCTTATCTACCAAATCAAAAATGGGAAGTATTAAACTCACTGAGAACTCCTAGTAACTAGAAGCCCCAAGTAATTAAATTACTCAGGGCAAATTAGCTACTAACAGCGCGAAGCGTTTAAAAGAAAAATATTTCTTTATTTGATTTAGATATGCTTCCAAGAATGGCGATTAATTATTCGTGATGCAGTAGATTGATTAATAGCGTATAACTTTGCTAATTCTTCAATATTCATTATCCCTTGAGAATGTATTTCTCTCATACGAATAACTTCTTTTTCTGTCAATTTACTGACAGGACTTTTGGAACCACACCTTAACTCAGACTTGGAATTCTGAATTACTTTTCCTCTCCCCTTAGCCCACATATCTTTAATATTTTCTGACTGTGTACCTAATCGTAAGTGCTGAGGATTAACACAGGCTGGCACATCACATTCGTGTAATATCACCAAGCCTTTTGGCACATCTTTTTTATTTGCAATAATCCAGCTAATTCTGTGGGAAGGAACAGAAATGCCTAATATACTAAGGCAACCATACTTCATTGACGTAGTTGTTCCAGCCTTCCAAAGCCAACAACCATCAGCCTTTTCAACTTTACTCCAAAATCTTTCTAACACATCAGGAGTAAGATGCTCTAATATATTCATGTTGACGTACCGTAATTACGTTGACCGCTTGGGTGTGCGACTAACACACTCAGGCATATAACTATTATCCACTATTTTGGTAACAGCATCCGGGAACTCCCACAATTAGTACGAGTTCTTTTCAGCGCGAAGCGTTCAGAGAAAAATATTAAAGACTGTTCCACCCCAAGCGTATTGGAGTAGAACAGTCTTATATTCACAATCGTTAGGCGTTAGCCTTTCAAGTACTTGTCAGCAGCATCTAGAAATAAAGTGATGTCAGGAAAAATCTCAGCACGTTCTTTAAGATAAGGTAATGCCCTATCATTCAAAGAAGTTGGTATCCATGCAAACTCTAGTTTCCCATCAATTCGTTCTTCTAACAAAGGTTCATTGCAAGGTGACAAACAAAACAAATACGCAACGTTTGCTAGGTCTACTACTGAATCTCTTACTTGTTCGTAGTCTCTGCAATTCACTTCAAATGTAGGATTGACAGCACAAGGAAGAATCTGACTACCGGAATAGTATTTACAGGTATAACAAAGCATTTTTTAATTCCCAAAATCTACACTTCCTCCACGACGCGAAGCGTTTCAAGAAAAATATTTCTTCCAGGGTCTATGTCACTCAGCGACAAATAAAAAATCCCCCGACGCAAATCAGGAGATGAAGAGTTATATATTTATAAACATTAGTCTTTACAGTCTTAACACAAAAATTATTCAGTAGCAGGTTCTCTAGATTCATAATCTTCTACCGCTTTACTGATAATTTCTTCTAATTCTGAAGGAAGATTAGAGCTACTAATTATACGGCCTCCTCTTGCTATAGCCATTCCAGACATACTAGGCATTGCAATCGCACCAGCTTGCGCCATGCAAGTGTGACGAGGCTCACCATAGCACTCACTTAAAATGCCCAATGTTTGTACCAAAGCACCTAGAGTATAATGTGTAGCGCCATACTCTATCAAGTCCTGCATTAACTTTCGAGTAGCTGTTTGATGTGCTGCGATCGCTTCTATAATCTTTTCGTTATCTGGTTGCATAGAATTTTAAATTACGTCAAATCTAGTGTACCCACTACTTTGACAAAACGAACATCCCAGCCCCTAATCTTTTTGGTTCAGCTATCTGACGTAGATACTGCGCGAGTTCTGCCTGTGGTGGGAACCATTCAAAGGTGTTTCGTTTGGTGAGGTAGCCATCAGCAAATTTTACTTGACCACTGGTATGTTGAATCTGATTGGCCACCACAAGCGATTGCTTTGTCAACTCCCAACATTTCTGCAAAACTTCCAGCCGCTCACCTGGGTTTTCAATCACACCCAGGACAAACGAGAGTTGCACCACATCAGCAGGGTCTAACTGGGTATCTGGAAAGTAGTAGGGGTCATACCCTACAGCCTCATATCCCGCTTGACCCAACAGACTTACATCGTCGCCATACCCACAGCCGTAGTCTAGAAAGGTTTGCCCAGGTTTGAGAATACCATTTGCGATCGCAGTCTCAAGAGGGCGAGAATACTTGGTGCGACGCATAGCTGCACGGTGGCGTTCGATAACTAGAGGGGTCATACTTGCGTTATGTGAGTACGCAAGTATGGTTCCTATTGGTTTTTAATCATCAGGCAAGTCGATATCTTCCTTTTCTGTTTCTTCGTCATTATCATAATCAGTTAACGCTGACCACGCAGCGCTTGGGGTGTCTCCATCATCTTCATCATTATCCCATGATGGGCTGTAATCGCCTGGTGTGCTTGTCATTTTTTTAGGTGTTCGTAAGGTATATGAACGTTATGCTCAACGCACTTTTGCTTTGCTTTCGTAAAGTGTAAATCTACAACCACAGTACTGAAAGACAGTCTGGTTATAACCATTTCACACAAGGCATAAGGCATAAATCCAAGCTCGTTAATTACAACCCACTGCCCAACGCTAAAGTGAGAGGCTAGTGGATTGTATAGTGCTTGAGTCTCAAGAGAAATTTGCGGCATGGCTAACTACTATCAAATTGAAAAGATATGCTTTAACTCTGGGTCTGACTTAGCTAATTGAATTAACCAACTCAACAAAGCTTGCTGAGGTTTATCAAGCTTATCAACTCGAGCATTTGCTAGTAATGCAGCAGTTGTTAAACAAGTTGACCTTCGCTTAAGTCCATCCTTCATTGCAGCAAGTGCCGCCTCATGTCCATCTCCTTGCGCGTTCTGTTTTAACCCTGGATAGTTTTCTTCTAGAGCGTCGCCGTAAGTTCTCTCATCAAACGTAGGAGAGTTGCGACCCCCGTAATTTTTCCAGGTTCGATAAGATGCACCACCACGAAAAGAACAAATCAACTGCCATCTGTCAGCACTAGAAAACTTAATCTTTGTTATCATCTGTTCCTTGTTCTGCATTATCGTCAATGCCCAGGACGTTGTAAGCATCGCTGGGCAATTAAAGAATTATTGGTAAGCTCTCTTCTCTGATTCAGCAAGTAACCTGGGTTGTTCCAATCCACTTACTGTTGACTTGCAGAACTTAATAAAATCTTCAGCACTTTTGTACCAGTCCCAAGGCAAAGGTCTGTTACTCTTTTCGGCAGATATCCGCAAGCGTTCGCTCTCAACAATTAGTGGTGAACCTAGCTGAGAAAACTTTTCATTGTGATTATTGGTGCTGTACCAGTGTTCACAAATCACCCAGCCAATCTCATGCTTATCAACCACAATAAATTGAGGTTTCCATTTCCCCCAATAATTTAATAAATCAACGTGAGCATATAGCCCAATTTCAACTACCTGCTTTTCTTCCCCATCCTCTGTTAACGTCCTGCTTTGCGTCTTTTTCGTACTGCTTGGATTTTTCTTGTTCTTCGCTTTTGTCTTCGTCTGCTTTAAGTCTTCCATCGTTAAGCCTATCCTTTTCTTGCTTGCTGTAATCGCTTGGTGTTGAAGTCATCTTTATGAATCGACATAGTTTTATTAGACATCACACACTCTAGGCGTTAGCCTTCTTCCGTTATGATAAAATAGTATAAGTTGAAACCCGGCCATGTAGTGCCAACTACTGCCGGGAGTATCGCTGTATAGGACAGCAACACAAATGAACGTTAAATCTAATGCTAGTCTAGCAACAAATCAAGCTGAACACAAGCCACGATTTTTTAAGATGACTGCTGAAAGAGCTAAAGCTGATTACAAGGAAAAACTTATTACCACCGAAGCATACATACTTTACTTACTAGATGCTCATCGGTCTATCGGTTGGAAGTGGAAAGTTGAGCCTAAAGAATTCTGTAAAACCTGGGACATCCCCCGTAGCACATTCTATAAAGCAATATCAAAACTAAAAACTAAGGGCAAGCTCAACTGGGAACTTGAAGGCACAATAACTTTGTGGAGAGGTTCGGACATTGGGATGCAAGACAGTCTCATTGATGAGCCATCTAGTCCAACTCATGAGACTAATAGTCTCGTTGATGAGACTAATAGTCTCGTTGATGAGACTGTAGTCTCACTCACGCGCAAGCAGGGTACTCAAACCCTTACGCAGCAAGAGGTTGAAAACCCAATAGATATTAAACAGACTTATACAGATTTTATAAACTCTCTCTCAGAAGCGGAGAGCGAGAATTTTTTAACTTTCTGTGAGGAAAAAACAAGAAATTTAAACCAGCCAGTAAACGACATTGAGGCATGGTTAGCGCACACCACTAAAGCTGGACAGAAACGCTGGGAAGTTTATTACAATAAGTACAAAGCTTCTCAGCAGAGCAAACCTAAGAAGTCTCAGGCTAATGTTAAAACTCAATGGCAAATGCACCAAGAAGAACTTGAACAGCAACGCCAACGGGCTATGGCACACCTAGAACTCTAGCAAGTCAACAGCTTTCAGCTTGGCATAGTCACCACGCCGATCATATTTTTGAGTCACATTTGCTGACGCATGGCCAGCTAATTTTTGAATGCTGCTGATATCCGCCCCAGCGTCAAACAAATCACTAATGAAGGTACGCCGAAAATCATGCGCTGTAAAATCCTGGGCAATGCCAGCAAGCAGCGCAAGTCTACGAACAATAATAGGCACGGCTTGGTCAGTTAACCGTTGAGTAAAGATGATGTTATCCCCCCGTGAAATAGCCATGAACAGAGGGGAGATAGGGGGAATGGCATTAAGCCAGGGAACAAGAACATCGACCCGTGATTTGGGGATAAATACCACCCTTGCTTTATTTCCTTTCCCTTTACGGATAGTTACGCTTCGTTCTGGGATGCTAATGTCACTCACGTTCAACGCAACTATCTCCGAACGCCTTAACCCAATCCGCAGCATAACCAGCATCGCGCTGTCTCTCAACCCTGCATTTGATGTATCATTAATACAAACTGAGAATAAACCTTTAACCTCGTCTTCACTCAAAGCCCTACCTTTGGGTGGGGATTCCCCTTTTACTTGCTTTAAATCTGTGGCGCGATCGCAATCGTCAACACTCATTAGTCCCAGGCGCTTGCACTCAATCAAAGTTTTCTTGAGAGCGGCCAGCATTTTATTAGCTGTGGCTGGTGCATATTTCTCAGCCAGGAGCGAACGCACAGCTTGAGTATGTTGGTAGCGTAAATCTTGCCAAGGAAAGCTAACTAAGGTTGCACCTTCCATAATCATGCTGGCAATCATGTTAAGGGATTGCGTCATTGTGAGCCGACTACCTGGGGCAAGAGAGGCTAAGTAGATTATTGCAGGGCTTTGAATTAGTAGTTGAGACTTCCCTTCTTTAAGGGTTAGCATAGCGGTTGTAGTTTTAGATATGGTTCCTAGTATGTCAGAAAAAGGCAGAAGGTAGAAGGCAGAAGGCAGAAGGTAAGAGGATTAGATATGATATAGTGTAAATACTTCAAACTTTTAGCCTTCAAACTTATGAGTTATAAGACTCAGTTCATTTGGAAAAGAGCAGTTCAGTTATCAGTTAACTGCTATAAATTTACTGAAGACTTTCCTAAAACAGAAGCATACGGATTAGTTAGTCAAATTAGACGCGCATCTGTTTCTGTACCTAGCAACATAGCTGAAGGATATGGACGAAAAACAACAGGTGAATATGTTCATTTTTTGCATATATCACTTGGTTCTTTGCGTGAACTAGATACACAATTAATAATTGCAAGAGAAGTTGGTTTAAAAAACAGGAATCTCTTTGAACAAATTTTGAATGAAGTAGAAGAAATGCAAAGCATATTAGTCTCTTCACTTAATAAAATTAAATCCTAACCTTCTGCCCTCTGCCTTCCCCCTTCTGCCTTCTTTAGCGTTGGGAAGACCCCTTCTCAATGGTGACTTTTCAGAAGTTAAGTAATACTACTGAACTAGGTGCGAGAAAGATAACGCACGATAGTAATTACTTGAAATATTCTGATGCTAGCCATTAAGGAAAATTTTAAACTAATCAATGGACTAGGGGTTGCAATTGTCTCTCGCAACCTAGAATTAATTCAGCAAATTATACAGGATTTAGGCTCAAGAAACAAGGGAGAAATTCAACGCCTTTGGATAAGTATTGAGTCTGACTTATCTGAGGAGGATATTAAGTGGTTCTACGTAACAGTCAAAGAACTTTTCTCGACTGAATTAGAAGAATTACCTCCATTATCTCCTCAAGAAAACCACATTAAAGCTGAGATTGAAAACCGACTCTCATTATTTTTGGCATCTTTTCTTGAGAGAGGAACAGACTTATCGGTTCTGAGAAGCGACAAATTATATCGTGAAGACTATCCTACCTGGGGAAGTTACTGCCGTTTTGCTCTTGGAATTCACCCTGCCTACGCTGACAGATTGATCCGGGCTGCTGATATTGTTAAGGATTTGAAGCCAATTGGCGTGAATAGTATTCTCCCTGGCAATGAACTTATTGTCAGAGAACTCAGCAGAATTGAGCCTGAGCTACGGCAAGTTGTATGGGAACAGGTGGTTAGGTCTGGGGATAAAATCACAGCTGACAACGTGCGTCGGGTTCATGATACCTACGAAGTTGTCAAACCCATTGAATTAATTGTTGGGGATTTTAAACCAGGACAAATAGTAGCAATCAATTCACCCGATACAAAACTATCTATTGGAAGAGTCATAAGTATTACTCCCAATAAAAGATATAAGATTAAATCTGGTATTGAAATATTTACTTTTGTCCCAAAAAGTATTGAGGCATTAGATTTTAGTCAGTATATATTTAGCAGAATTGAAAAGCTAACTACATCTGATAAATTGCAAGTTCAATTAATAGGTCAATCATTCTTTTACTGCAAAGTAATTGAAGATTGGCAAATTAAACTACTATCTTTTTTAGAGGAAATATGTCTTTAGAATTGTTTATTGCTTACGCTAATACTAGAGATATTCCTACTCGTAATATGCTAGTCAAGCTTAATCTAAACCTTGCACGAAAGGTAGCGCACTCTATAAAAAAGTTTTGTGCTGAACCCTATGAAGACTTAGAACAAGAGGCGGCGATTGGATTAGTAAGAAGTGTAGAGCATTTCGATCCACATCGCGGATTAAAGTTTAGTAGCTTTGCAGTGCCATATATTCATGGCAAACTCTTGCAGTATCTCAGGGACAAAGGGCATTCAATTAGGCTTACTCAAGCTATGCAAACCCTTAATAACAAAGGGAAAAAAGCAGCAGCATTGTTATCTCAAAAGCTAGGACGTACAGCGACACTCTCAGAGGTGGCAGCACATCTTGGATGTTGTGCTGATGAGTATAGAGCAGCAGTTCAGGCAAATATCATCTCTTCTAACTGTGAGCCTATTAATTTAGACTCAGAAGAAGTAATGAGAATTGAGAGTAATAACCAGTACATTTATTACGCCCCTGAGATTAAGATTAATTGGGATTCTTTGACTCAGAGTGAACTAGGAACGCTAGAAAACAAAAGCGGTGAACGCCGGAGACTATGGCACAGCCTAGCGAAAATGAATGCCCCCTATAATAACGACGGCTAGCGGTTTACCTGGAGGAGAAGGTAATCTTGGTAAATTCTATTCTCAAGCTTGGCACGATGAACAAGCTCGTATATTTGCTGCGTCTAAGCAAGGTAGACGAGCGCAAATTGTCGTTGATAAATATTCTAATAATCCACAAGTAAATAATATAGTTGACAATACTCATTTTGAACCTTGGACTAATTATGATGCTCAAACTGTTCAGCCTGTAAATAAATCAGCAGGGCGAGTGATTGCTGATAAAAATAATGATTTAAATATAGATGACCCTTGGACTACGCAAGAATCCACATTACCTGCATCAATTTTAGAAAGTAATATTTTTCCTGGGGCTAAAGCTGCTAGTCCAATTATCAATGACCCAATAGCAGGGCGTAGTCCTTGGTTACATGATGACTCAGCGCCTCAAATTCCCACGGGCTATCAATCTATTCCTATACAATCACACATCCCAGAGTTTGAAAAGTTTGACCAAAGCTACAGACAAGTAAGCAATAATCCACCTGACGCAATACCTACAGGCTATCAAAAAGAATCTACTCAACCCCATATCCCAGGCTTTGAAAAGTTTGACCAAAGCTATCGCAATGTATCTACTGCACCCGGACAGATCCCAACCACTTCACCTTACTATGTAGAACAAGCTGCATTGCCTTTGGAAACTGGACATGAGCAAACAGAACTTCCTTTGTATTCTCAAACCTACGATCCAACTGCTCAAGTTCCCTACGAAGCTTTTATAAAACCTCAGTATGGTTTTTTTGATAGTATTCGCAAGGGCTTAAGTAGTGGGTTTGATTATAGCATTAACAGTGAAGAACATCCACACGCTAAATCAGTTGTCTTTGAGCGCGCTCCTAGTTATGAATATGATTACTTACCCCCATCTGGACAAGCCGCTTATTTTGCAGGAAGAATCGCCGGAGATGCAGCTGGATATGGAACTAAACATTTTCTCTGGAGAACTCAACCAGAAGATATTGCTGGCACATATTCAGGTAAAGGTATTAGAGAAGCTGGCGGCTCTCGATTTGCTAATGTAGTAGGTCCAGTTGCCGTTACTTCAGCAATGGCACTAGGTTCTAACATTTATAATCCATTTAATTTAGCGCAAGGTGGTAGACCTTTAGGCTACGCTGCATCTTCCCCAGACCCTAACGACCCAAGAGAATCGACAGCGCCAATCTATGATATGGCAATTGAGAAAGGATTTCTTGGGCATCGGGGACGGTTACTACCTTGGGAACAATTTAAACAAGAACGCCCTGACGTAAGCTACCAACAATATTCTGATTATCAAAGTTATCTCAGTAATAAAGATGATAACTTTCTGCGTAATGCAACACTAGGCATAGTCAAAGGTGACATGAATGGTGTTAATGGCCCAGAGATTTCTATTGGTGGATACTCTGTTACTCCGATGGGGGCAGCTGCTGCACTGGGAACTTATGCGGCGATTCGTCATGGCATTGGTCGGGTTGGGATGTTGACTCGGTAAACTCTTTCTCTGCCAAGAATGCAATCACAACTGCAACCCTAGCAAGAATAAATTCATGGTCTACATTTTCTTCTTCTAAATGTCTTGCTACTTCTCTTAACAATTCCATACACCGATTGTTGTCAAGAGTTTTATAAAGTTCCCCAGGCTCAATCGGTAATTGAATAGTCCAAGTCTCACCTTCAGCGCAACACTGTTCAATTTCCCCATTCTTAAGTTGACGTTTAACTAGCTCAATCTTATCGGCTTCTGTCATGGTATTACCCTACTTAACTCCTAAGATTAATCCACCACCAAGGTTTGCTAATATTGGCTTTGATACTCGTAACTATATTAACCCTAATATCCTTGAAAATGTTCATGCAATAAACGGTAAGTTCACAAAAGATGAACTACAATCTAATTACACTTCAGGTAATGCAAAATTAAAATCAGCACCCGCCTATGGTGTAACTCAAGCAGCACAAATAATTATTGATGCTAATCCTAATATAGATGTTTACTCTGGAAGTATTGGTAATGAAATGCTTGCAGACGAATCTCCAACAATTAAGGGCGCTCATGGAAGAAGACTAAACCCTTTAGATGATGAAACTGATTACATTACTTTAATCCGTGATGATCTTAATAATTTAGGCGCATTGCAAACATTGAATCATGAGACTGGGCATTACCGTATGGGACACAGTACACCACTAGGGTCTGTTGCTATGCCTGAATCTATCAATGGTCGAAACAATACCGATAAAGCACTGAAGGAAATAGAAGCTGAAAGCGTAGCGGCTGCTACGATGAATCGGTTGGGCTATGGGTATGCCCCTGGATTAGTTGATAGAAGCAGTTCATATATTGCTAGGTGGTATAATGACTTACCGCGCCAATGGCAAACACCAGTTTTAACAGACAGAGTAAACAATAGAGCGAATGAATTGGCTACTCAACTTGTGCCAGAACCTATCAGAAGATTCGGCCCCATTTCTACACGAATAGCTAACTTAGCTTTTTAGGAAAACTAACTTTAACAATTTATACTTTTATGAACATAGGCAACCCATTAGAGGCACTACCCCGTTATGCCAAAATTGTAGATGTAGGACTTAGAAACAAACCATTCTCAGCATATCAGCCCGGCATGAATGCTCCCGTAGGTAGAGCAGATTCAGCGCTTTATAATGCTGCTAACTGGGCGACTAATCACAGACCAATAGCTGCTGCTGGGGTAATTGGTGCGGTTGCTGCTAATCAAATGCTGGGCAATCCCGTTGGTGGTATTACAGATGCTTTAACTTTTGGGATGACAAACTTTCGCCCTGACACAGTAGTAGGTGCTGAACCAGTACAGCAAAGTATAATTATGCAACAGCCGGGAATGCCTACTTCAAATCAAGCTGGTGTACCAACTGTACCAATAAGTTTACCAGCTTTGAACGAGGAAGACCGGAAGCGGCAACTACAATATCTGCAACGACAAATGGCTACTAGCCTAATTACAATGCAGGGATTACAGCAAGCGGGAGGTGGTGATAATGGCGGGAATTATTAATTTTTTCTTTGAGCTTTATTCCTCACTAGAATTTTGGAAAGTCCTTGGAATTCTTTTTCTAGTTGATAATATTTTTGATTTACAAAGTCATCCATCTAATGTATATCCTGCGATTAGCTTATTTGTAAATCTTGCGGCTGGAATTCTTTGTCATTTTGTTAAAAGGAGTATTGATAATGGGAATAGTTGATGCACTTAAACTAGGCTGGCGTAGTATAGGTGATGATGCTGCTCGTGTTGCACTTGGACATGATGTAGCAGGAGCAATCAAAACTGCCAGTATTAATGATGCTGTAAGCCGTGGTGTTAGTGGACAAGACTTAGCACAACTTTATCCCCAAATTCAAAGTAATGCTGAAGATTTTCTTACCAATTTTCATGCAGCATATAAACCACCGACTTTTGATTCAGTACCACAGAATTTAGCTTATGGTGCTACTCGCAAAGTTGCTGGTGGTTTGAATGCGATTAATCAAGGACTAGAAGGTGTAGGTGGTATACCTGGGGCAGCATTACAAGCAGCCTTTGTTGCACCTATGTTTATGCAGGGAGGGGGTCAACAGCAAGCACAGCAAAATAGCTATACAAATGATGATGTTGATATGATGCGTCGCCAACAAGCAATGCAGCAGCAACAACAGCAACAACAAACACAATATTATGGGTAGAATAGCTAGCTTACTTGGTAAAGCTGCTCCTGTCGTTGGTGGTTATATGGATTATCAAACTAGCAAAAATGCGGGTTATGACGATATCCATTCAATCGCAAATGCCACCGGTTCAACTGCTGGTGGTTGGGCTGGTGCTGAAGCTGGAGGACTAGCTGGTGGTGCTATTGGTACTGCCATTTTACCAGGCATAGGGACTGCAATAGGTGCTGGCATTGGTGGGATTGGTGGAGCGATCGCTGGCTCTGGTATTGGCAGTTGGTTGACAGGTAGTACAGATGATTTAATAAGAGGAAAACAAATGCAACACTTTGATCGTAACGGTAATTATCTTGGTGATGATGGTGCTGCTGAACCTAGCGGTAGCAGTAGTAATAATTCTTTTAGTCAACAACCAGACTATGTGCATGCTGGGCTTAATACAGTTGCAGGTGCTACTCTTCTGGGTACAGGAATAGCAGCAGGTAAAAACTTATTGCAAAATGGTGTTAACCCTATAAGTAATTATCAAGTTGCTAGAGGTTTAGGTTCAAGCGCTCCACAAGCAGCCAAAGCTGTAGGAAATACACTTTTTAGTGATGCGGGTCGTGCTTTAACAAAACTTCCAGGATGGGGCAAACTATTAGGTGGCGCTGCACTAGCTTATGATGCTGACCAACTTGCTGGGCAACCAATAGAAAAAGGAATTGATAGTTTAACTAATCAGCGTACTAATTTAGACAACGACCCCGTTAATAGACAGAAGCAGCAGCAGCTACAGCAGTTACAACAAGACCAACAAAATGGTATGGCTCAACAGACAAGTGATGCTCAGTTGCAGCAAATGAATGATGACCCTAAAAATAGATTTATTCAGCAGCAAACTGATCGAGCGCATGGAATACAACAGCAAGATTATTGGAACCAGTATAACCGTGTACAGCAAGACGCTCAAGAACAATCTCGTAATCAGTTATCAGCAAATCTTGGTATAGGTTTAATGAACAATTGGAATACTTCAGCCCAAAATGTTAACGCCGCTATGCAAACTATTGGAAAGGCAAGCTACTTATAATGCCAGTATCAACACAGCAAGACGCTCTAGATATGTCAAAACAATGGCAGGGTTGGCAAGGTGTTAATAATAATAACAGCCAAAATTTTATTGACAATAGAGTTGGAAAAGCACAACAACAACAGAAAGCTGATTATAATCAACAGTATAATCAGCAGCTAACTGATATGACTAACTGGGCACAGAATGCTAACTCAATAAAAACTAACACTGATATTATTGCAAGACAAAGACAAGATAATCAGCAAGCTGCACAATTACAACAAAGTACTTTAGATAGAGCAGATGCAAACAAAAATAGTTACGGTGGTAGTTCATCTACTTCTTATGGTATGAATGCGGCTCCTCCGTCTGGCTATGGTACTAATGTTTATGGACAAAGAACTCCATATAATCCTGATACCGTATCTGACTGGCAAGATAACCAAGATAGGGTTGCAACTAATAATGCTCGAATGAGTCAAGCAAATGCGGCAGGAGATATAGCCCGTACTCAAGCTCAAACTGATGCTCAGTCAAGACTAACAACACAGCAAGCTGGAATTGATGCAGCGAAACAATCTCAGCAGAATAATTTTAATTCTCAGCAAGCTGCTGCTGATAGAGCATCACAACTAAACTTAGCTACTTTACAAAGCTATTCAATCAATCCAGGTAGTTTTAAATATTGGGGATAAAATATTATGGGAAGTGTAACATTAACTGGAATTTCTACACCATTTAGCACATCATATGGTACGTCTCAAAAACCTATTAATCAAATGACTGATGAAGAGTTTGCAGCTTATGCATCAGGGCAACAGACAAATCAAAATAGAACTAATCAATTAAATACTATTGCTGGAAGTGGTGTTAGTGCTGTTCAATTGCAAGCTCAACAACAAGCTAAAGACTTAGCACAGACTCAACTAGATAATTCTGACAAACAAATGGCTCTCTCAAGTAAGTATCGGTCAGCAGAGTCAGAACAGAATAATCAAATAACTCAACAGCAAAACACACAAAAATATGGTATTCAAACTGGGTTAAATACTCAAGAAAATACGCAGCAAACTGCTATGCAGAATAATCAAAATACACAGCAAACTGCTATGCAGAATAATCAGAATACACAGCAAACTAATATGTTTAATCTTCAAAATCAAGCCAAGCAACAAGATACTCAAAGCGCTCGTAATGCTGCTAGTAGTTTATATTTTGGTCGAGCTAGGAATGGTAGTGGATTCCAAGGGCGGGGTTAATGTACAAAGCTGGTAGCTACTCTCAGAATGTTTCAAGTGTCGATAGCAAAACTGTCAATGACTTTGGTGGTGATTGGCATAAGGGGAATCCTAACTTTAGTGATGATAATAGCACTCACCTCAAGGCTAAGGATATGGCACAGCAGCAGCTTGATAAAAGAAAGTTTAATAAAACTGTTATCCCAGAAACTTAATCACGTCTTGTAGCAGAAGATAATGAACCTAGACCATTAACAAGTTACTCTAACCCAGTGCCTCCACCAATCAATTAACCAACAACATCCAACAATATCCAGGAACTATAAGGGAAAGTTAATATACTATCCCTTATATTTTTGTGCGTAAACAAAGACCTACTCTTGTCGATGAATTCAGGCAAGGGTTATCAGAAGAATTAGATAGCGAACTATTACGAATAGCTGAACTACCTAACGTTGCAGTTCCAGAGATTTATAACTGGCTAATTGTTAATCACTTCAAAGGTAGTCTCAGCGCTACTTATACTTGGTTTAACAACCATAAAAAAACAGGAGCGATTGCTGAGAAGTTCAACCTACTCCTGAAAGATTACGATGGTGTAGCCACAGAAAGGGTGCTACAAAAGCTACTCGTAATTTTAACAGAACAGATTGATGTAGCTATTACTAATATTGGGAATGCTGAAGAACCAATTAGTGCAACCGAATATTTAAGGGCATTGCCTAACCTTGGCCGCGAGATTCGTTCTGTTATCCAGGCTTGTAACTCCCTTCAAGCGGTGCGCGATCGCAGAAGTTTGGAAGTAGCGGGAGCCTACAGATTATCCCAAGAATTATTAGTCACCTTTAAAGATTCCCCATTTGCTGATGCGCTTGATGAAGCGGTGCGTTCAGCCATGATTCTGATTGAAGATGAGGGGTAAGTGGGGAGAGCCAGCCGCAGTAGAAGAGATGCCCATCGGACTAAGGCTAGAGAGTTAGCACGGGCAGCAGGGATTAATAAACCTTCTGCTGAATCTCTTAGGGCGCGGCATGATTTTAGCTTTTTCTGTTACTGGATTACAAGAAATTCTTCTGAACCAGCAACACCAGCAGAACACCATAAAGAATGGCATAAACACTGGGTTACTGAGCAAGATAGTAAATACTTGCTTCGTATTGCAGGGGACAATGTAGATTTGCTGGCACCACGAGGTTCAGGAAAATCTACATCGCTGGGTTTATTTGTGGCATGGGCGATTGGCTACCATACCATGCACAAAAAATTATTGCAGATATTGTACATATCCTACTCATTATCTGCGGCTCGCGGTAAATCAAAAACCATCAGAAGCATTATCGAATCTCCCGAATATGCTGAGATATTTCCGATGGTTGCGCCTGGACTTGAATGGTCAAACGATAACTGGAGCATAGACTTTAAACTTGCTGGCATTAAATCAACTGGTGCTGAAAGATTCACGATGATATGCGCTGGTGCAGCAGGAAGTATTACGTCAAAACGTGCGATGCTAATTATCCTGGATGATATTATCAAAAGCGCTGAACAAATAGCCAATCCAAGTGTTAGAGAAAAGATTGAGCGTAACTTTGTTAGTGTTATCCGTCCAACACTATTAGAAGGCGGAAGGATAATAGGACTAGGCACAAGGTTCAGACCAGATGATATTCACGTTACTAGATTTAATTCTAAAAAAGGCTGGATACAAATAGAACAGCAAGCAATCCTTGTTGATGAGTATGGAATTGAGCGTTCATACTGGGAAAGTTTCTGGTCATTAGCATATTTAAAACAGTTACAAAAAGATGATCCTTTATCTTTCAGCTACCAATTTCAAAACAAAATTGTACCACTTGATGAGATGGGTTTACATCCATCTTGGATACACTTTGAAGATATTCCAGAATCATTTGATTGCTACGCTGTGGGGATTGACTTAGCATCATCACTAAAACAAAAAGCCGATTTCACAGTTATGACTTTAATCGGCAAGCTTAATGATAAATATTATGTGCTTGACTATCGGCGTGGTAAATGGAATGGGAACTTAGAAAAGTGTCAGCAGTTAGTTGAGCTATACGAAGAATGGATAGAGCCAGGTATACCATTCACTGTGTTCTGCGAAGATACAAGTTACCAAAGTTCATTCCAAGGTGACTTCACAAACTATGTTGTTAATGACTTAAAAATTTATGATATGCAGTGCAGGGGAGCAAGAATGAAAGGAGACAAATTAGCTCACTTGTTAAGTATCTCAGGCATCTTTGCCAATGGTGCAGTTGCCTACAATAGATTCAGATTTCATATAGAAGATGACATGATAAAAGAGCTTACACAATTTGGTGCAATGCCTCACGATGATGCGCTTGATAGCCTTGTACTTGCTTTACAAGGATTAGGCTCTAGACGAAAGTTGCTTGCAGTGTGAGATAATAATAGAAAGCCCAGCGTTCTTTCTTGGCGGTCAGAACCTGAGCCCCCCGATTGCATTGTCTGTCTACCTGGGTGGGAGGAAAACCCACGCTATGATGTTGAAATGATTAAAGAAACATTTAAACTAATGGGCTATGACCTTGACAAAGGTTTGCAGGTTGATTGGGTAAAAGCTAAAGTTGTAAGTTGCGATCGCCCACACACCCGCACATATGAGACAACAGATAGTCAAACTATTACTTAAGCTAGCAATCTACTTCAGCCGCAGAAGATGGCGATTCATGCGTGACTGGACAGTGCGATTAAAGTTGTTTGTTGATGGTACATATTTCTGGCAACAATACACAGTTAAGTTATGGAATCCTGCCACTGGTGAAACTAATCTAATCCCTGAGATTTCACCAAGCGATAAAACAATGCTTGAGACTTGGACTGTTGGTGATATGTCAAATAATCTCTATCGCTCAATCTACTTGAATGGTGGAGATAAAGATGATGACAAAATTTTAGTGACTATCCTTAATAAAAAAGGCTATATTATCTTAGATGAAATCGCGTCAGCCACCAAAAAAAAAAGACAAATAGCCTTATCATTCTCAGCTTAGGACTTCTTGTAGTTAATCTCTACTCATTCTTAATAGACCGTAGTTTCAATTCCATTCTACTAAGTTTGCTAAACTTAGTATCTTTGCTAGTAGCTGTAAATACAAAAATAAAATATGAGCGTTAGCCACCAAAAGAAAATAGACCCCAGACATAATGCCTGGGGTGTACTGATGAAATAGACCCCACCTCTGTAAGCAGGGTCTATGGGTATCAATTTAGTTGATACCATTCTATCATCAGCAAAGCGCTGCAATGAGTTCAGCCTTTCTCATATTGCTGTAACCTTTCAGCTTGCGATCGCTCGCCAACTTCTTAAGTTCTCTGATACCCAACCCCGCAATATTTAGCCGAGGCATACGAGCCTTAGCCATTTGCACAATGTCAGGCATCTCATTGACTGCCTCCTCTGTATCAGGGACTTGATGAACCCACTCAAGGGTTGCATAAACAACTGGTTCAGTAACTGGAATAATTGGACTCTGAACTACTAAAGCGACTGATTCAATTGAGCTTTCAACTATTGCGTTGACCTGGGGTGTATGGAGTAAACCCCGAATGAATAGACCAACAAATAATGTAACTGAACTGACAAGAATGATAACGAATAAATGTGTTAAAATGACTTGCATGATAAGCTCCTAAGTATTGGTAAGTTGTTAATTATGTTGCGAGAACTCCGTAAGATATACTACGGAGTTCTTTCTATTAATGAGATTGAATCTTGGCGATGATTTCAGCTTTAGTGCCATCAGCCTTAAAGCCAAGTTTCTTAGCAATGACTTTCAACTGCTTGACTGTACAAGCCCAAAGTTCTTCGGTTGTCCAATCGCTAGCAAAGATTGCAGGTGCAACTTCAGCCCAATCATCAAAGTTATTACCAGAAGTAATACCTGGAAATAATTTAACAACGCTGATGGACATATCCCACTCATCACGAATGATAGGACGTACAGCCGCAGGTGCAGCTAGACACTTCTCAAGTAACTTGAAAGTATTAATACGGTTAGAGGGAAGATTAGATTTACCGCATGACTTGTAGAGTGTGCTGTAAACTTCGGGAGTAGCCAAAAACTCGATAGCACGGCACTTACGATTAGCTGAGTAAGGCGCACCGGACTGCCATGAATCCTTGATGATTGTACCCTTGAATGAACCAGTAACTTCGCATGCTTCCGAGAAGTACAAGCGACCGTAAACTGTACCGACTTTAACTAGAATACCAGATGCAGAGATAAAGTCAAGTCCAGCTACGATAAGTTGGAATTCAGGGCGAACGATTGTAGATGTAGACATGATTGAAACTCCTAAAAAATATGAAACTGATTTACAACAAAACATCCACGCGAAGCGTTTAAAGAAAAATATTTCTTATGAGTGGATGTAGTACAAAGAAGAAGGCTATTGCGGTGCAATCGCCTTCTGTCCGAGTACAATTGATTGATTAGGCGTAGACTTTTAACGCATCAAGTGCATCGTTATATTGAGAGTTGAGTAATGCAAAGTCTTCAGCGTTGCCACCAGCGTCGGGGTGCATAGTCTTAGCAGCGTTACGATATTCGGCTTTAACTTCAGCGATTGTAGAAAAGTTGCTAAAGCGAGTACGAGGTCTTAACCAACCACGTAAGAACTGCTCAAACTCATTCTCGTCGTCATTGTAGTTATCATCGCAGCCGTAATCTTCCCACTCAGTAGAAGGAAATTTAGAGTACAAAGCATCAATTACTGAGTCAGATGCTTTGATAATTTCAATCAAGATATAGCGACTGAATGAAGTTAAGTTGAAGCGAACGCCGAACTTCTGCAACCAAGCAACTGTTACATCAAACTTGGAACCGTCTATCTTAAGTTCGTATTGGCTGTAGTCAAAGTTGTAGTTGAATGTGGTGTTAAACATGATTGAATCCTTGAGATGATTGACACCACATCAACAGCGCGAAGCGTTTAAAGAAAAATATTCTCCCTGGCGTTGTACCAGAGAGAAGCGCATCATAAGCCTTTGTATTTAACCCAAGACTTCCAAACATTATCAGTCGGGACATCTTTGCGAATGGCATAATTAACACAATTGCCAGTGCCACCACTAGAGCCATCATGTAATGCAAGAAGGCGATCGCAATGGTCAACCATCCAAGCATTACGAACCATCATCTTAGATGCAGAGTAGCCACCATCGGAAACAATCACAATCTCAGATGCAACAGAAAGAATGTAATTGAAACGCTCACGGTCAGGTAATTGCCAGCGAGACTCTTGACCCTTGAAAGGAACAGCAGCAATCAAAGGGATATGCAATTTAATAGCAGCCAAAGCAATCGCAGTATCCCAACCCAATGCCATGCCAGAGATGACCTTTGTAGGATTGCGAGATGATAAATAAGCAGCAGCCAAGTCAGTCAAACGCTCACGCACTGTATTAGAATAACCGCCCAATTTCTCAGGACGATGACCAGTACCAGCAATTATTAAAGTCATAATGAACCCTCATTAATTACACCTCCTTATCAGCGCGAAGCGTTTAAAGAAAAATATTCCCTGAACTATTTAGCTCAAGGAAAAACTTTCTACACTTGCTCACTTGCAATTAACCAGTTAACCGCACTCACAATAATATCTGCATGACAGGCGAGGGGCTTGCACCAACACACAAGCCTAATGCTCTCACCAGCTTTTACTCTACGAGCGATCGCAAACAACTCCGCACGAGCCTTAGAGCTTTCGTTCTTAATCTCAGCCCATAGCCAAATACGATAAGCAGCAACTACAGTTTCTCTGTCTGCTTCACTTTTCATAGCAAATGGATTGCCTAGTGGAAAAGGTCTACCCACATAAACATCAGACCAGCCTAGCTCACTACTTAAGTTCCGTTTGCTAACAACTTTGATATTCATAATTGAACTCCTACTGATTACACTTCCCCTTCAGCGCGAAGCGTTTAAAGAAAAATATTCACGCTTGACTAATTAGCTCAAGCAAAAACTCACCACCCATATTTACCCATGCGTAGTTCTATTTCTGAGTTGTACTCATCATCATAAAAAGCATCCATGAATATTTGACATAGTGAATTGAGTAGCAGTAGTCTCATGGTGGTCAATTCGTAGTTGAGGATTCACGCCAATTGGCATCACATTATTCAGGCGTTAGCCTCTTTCCCCAACAGCTAGGAACACTCAACGCGTAGTACGTTAAAGCTTAAACCATGAGTGTAATTGAGAACCAAGAACATTTAATCGCTCAAACCCAACAGTTGTATGGTGATTTGTTGAATGCTGGTAAGTATGCTGAGGCGATCGCAATCGGTAAACTGATTCTGGATTTGTCAGTTGCCTACAAAGAACTAGGCACTGTTTATCCATCAATTGCTAAGTCTAGTGAAACTGGCTGGATAAAGAGTGAACCATTTGGTACAGCTTTTGGTCAGACAAACTTCGCAAGTATTAGTCCTATCAGCCAAAGAATTAAGAGAATTAGTAATCACCCATCTCCAGAAATTATGGAGGAATTATATAAACAAAAAATAAATAATAGTCAACCATACCAACCTGCTCAGTATGCGTGGGCTGATGGTTTTGAGGGAGTAACAGTACCTCCACGAGAAACTGAGGCACCCAATTTACCAAATCCCAATGGCATCTCATCACAGCCTAGACCCGACTACTGGGAAGATAATCGTCGCCAATGACACAACCCGTAGAGAATACAAGTCGATACACAAGTGTTACAACGTCTACGCAACCAGAGGGGATTGTTTTAACCTTTCAGAATATCTCTGTGTTCTTGGGTATCTTGGTTAGCTTAAGCGTTTTATCCACGATTGTTATTAGACTTATTACCAGTCAGAATAAAGTATCGACTGCAATTGACCAAATAGAAAAAGCGCTTAAAGAATATGCTGCAAACTTTGACAAGCTTCGTGAAGTTGAAAGAACTCTAGACTTTCACGTTAGAGATTACACGAATCAAAATAAAATACTTCAGTTGGTACTTGAACAAACAAATCAAAAGTCAGAAGATAAGATTCAGCGATTACAGTTAGAAGTGAAAGAGATGCAGTCGTTTCTAAAGCGTGATTTGAAATTTGTTATTCGTAATAAGAATGAAGCTGAGTAATAAAGCAAGACAATCTTTAAGCACAGTTAGGCAATTACGCCAAGCTAAAAAGTATTTGGGTGTTGATGCAATATATTTGTTTGTCTCAGATGTTGATAGTGATTGGTTAAAAAGGTGGGTTGATGTGGGATAATAGTTAAAGCCCAGCGTTCTTTTACTTGGCAGTTGAGAACCTGGGGATGGTACACCTAATTACGGTAGGCGACATGAATCATTATAACTCCGATGTGCATATTCTTGATGTGCTTTGCAAGAATGGACATGACTGGAATAACACTGGTAAAAGTTTAAGGTATAAGGTTAATGGACTTTGCATAGGTTGTCAGCAAGCCAGAAGGTTAGCTAATCGTTGCCATTGTTTTAATAGGAACTATAGCCATGATGTTAAGTATTAACTTTCATGGCTCATGGCATCCTCGACCAAATAATTGAATCAATACTTGACCCTACGAGTAAGGGGATGTCAGGCAATACACTAATTGTTGCAAATCATTTGCAGCAAATGAAATTATTCTCACTAAGAGGCGGGGTTGAAATTCTTCCTACACAAGACGATGATTATGATTCGAGGAAGAAGTTCATTGACAACATCTGGAAACAAAATCAGCTTGACCTTTACTTAGATAAAATCTGGGACTTCACATTACTCAAAGGTCAAATTCTTTTATACCTCAGACCAACTAAAGATGGAACATATAAAATATATTTCTATCCCAAAGACAGCTTCCGTGCCTACTATAACAGCGACGGTGATTTGGCTGAGGTGGTCATCCGATACAACTTTAAAGTACGTGGACAATTTGACAACGCTCAGAACTTGCACTGGATTAAACTCAGAATCACCTCAGAAACAGTAGAGCAAACCGAGACTGACCAGCAGCCTAGTTTTGATGGCGAGTATCTAACTAGCATGAATGCAAAAACCTATACCAACACACTCAAGTTTATACCTTGTGTAGTAGTTAGAAATGCACCAACTGGACCAGGTGAAGATGGGGTGTGCGAGTTTGAACATTTGCGATCGCAGATTGAGACCCATGACAAATTGATGGGTGCTATCAATGCAAACTTAGCATTCTTTGGTAATCCCTCACTGGTAACTACTCGTTCTCCAACAGAGATTATGGAGGCGATAGAGGATGACACACCAGCACTTAATAAAAGTCGTACTCTTTCAAGCGCTGGCGGCTGGTATGGGGATACTACAAATAGCAGTCGCAAACAAGACCCCTTTGCTTATCGTGCAGGACAAGAAGGCATTAGGGTTAAGCGTGTAGTCGGTAACGTGTCGAATGATGAGCGATTTGGTTACATTGCACCTGACCCTATATCACCTGACCATACCCAACACGTTAGGGAAATGCGAGAAGCAATTCACTTTGCACTAGGGGGAATTGATGAACGGGGGATGACGGCAACCGCTACAGCTTACGAGATGAAAAGTATCTACGGTCGAGTTGCTGCAACTGCTATTAAAAAGTGCAGGGCTATTTACGATCATGGACTATGTAAGTTATTTGAAATGGCGTTAGCTGCTGAAGAAGATTTATTCAAGCAATCTCTAGCAGTTGCACTTAAGAAAACTCCTGAAGAAATGACAGAGGGTTTTATTCAAGACTTAACAAACAAAGGAAAGATTCCACCTAATGTATTTGGACTACCACCAATAGGTAATCGTCAAATCAAATGGCGTTGGACTGGGCCAGTGTTTGAACCCAGCCCAACAGACATGAGAGATAAGACAATTGCAGCTCGTAACTATCAAGAACTTGGTGTGCGATCGCTCGAAAGTCTCAAGACTATTTTTGATAATAAAACTGATAAAGAATTAGAAGGAATGCTAAAAGGTGGATATCCTTTTAGATACATGAGTAGCGTTGGTAATACGACTTCTCAGTTCTTAGGATTATATCAACAAATGCTTAACTTACCTAATGGACAAGGACAGTCATTAGCCCAAACAGTACAGATGCCTCCACTAATTAGTAGAAGTATTGATACCCTTTATAAGGAACTAAACTATGACCCAAGATTCGACGCAGTACAACCAGGGGACATCCCCGACTATCGAGTCGGCGCAAGCTCCTACAGTAATTTCCTTTCCCCAGGTGGCGGCGCAATACCAGGGGCAGCAGGTAGCACAACCCCAGCAGGGACAAGTAGTACAATTCCCGGTATATCAAACGCCCCAAGTCCTCTCGCAGCCTCCGGTATCCTCCCCTTCCCAGTCCAAACCTTCGGAGGACAACCCATGGAAACAGGCGTTCGAGTCGGTAACATCCTTCCTGAGTACGCCGCTGACCTCCCCATATCAGGGTCAACAGTCACAATCCCAAACACGCCAATTGCCGGGGGCTTACAACCCAACCAATCCATACTCAGCAGCCAATTACCGCCAGGGTCAGCAATCCCCCCAGACCTCGCAGTCGGCGCAGAACAACCAGGCTCAATCTGGAGTCAGCTATTCCCCACAGTCGCAGCAGCAACAAGTAAGCTACGCAAACATACCTCAAAGAAGTAGTACAGCATTTGCTAGTACAGAAGAACTAATCGGTCAACTTGGCCCACGGGCTGCTGAGATTTTAAACGAGTCTCATTGTAAAACTGAAGACCAGTTACAGTTAGTTACTCAACAAGCGCAGATATTACATCGTTTTGCATTAGAGTCTGTACAGACAATGCAACAGCTTGCACCGCACATTGAGCGTTACGCTCGGATGGAAAGTTTGTTAACTGACCCAGATAGATTAGCTGCTTACACAGTTGACTATTTTACTTATATTAAACCACTTCCTGAAAGACCTAATGCAGCCGCTTCTCTAGTACGCCCCGACTTTCCTTCTATGCCTACTAATTCTGGAGGCAACGGACAAATGCGATTAGCTAATGTGCGGCCTGACCAGCGATGGATGGTTGCTGACAGGATGGAAGCACAAGGGCTGATGAATGGTAAAACTATTATTGTGCAGTAATGGATAATAAATCTCGTCTAAGTTTATCAATTGATTATCTCAATCAAATTGATAAAGAGCTTAACCAAGAACAAAAAGAAAATGGTTCTCGTGAAGTTGCTATCGCTATAACTCATTTACAAACAGCCATTCTTTGGCTTCAGAAATCTGAGTTTATTGTAAGTGAGGTTGTGAAGTAATGACCCCACAAGAATATTTAAGAATGCAGCAGATAGACCAAATGCAAGCTGCACAAGAAGCTGCACGACGACAACCCCAACCTAATAGATTAGTTCAAGCTTTACCCTATGCTGCTGCTGCAATTCCTGTAGCTGCTGGTTTATATGGTGCTAATGCTTTAGCCTCTGATGGTAATGAAACTTGGCAGCGCACTGCTGAGAACACCGCAGGTAACTTAGCTGGTGGTTTAGCTGGTGCTTACGCTGGTTCTAGGTTTGGTCTTCCTGGCGCTGTAGTTGGTGGGATAGCTGGTGCTTTGGGCGGTGGTTATGTGAGCGATCGCATTGCTGACCAGTTCGACCCAAACGACGGACAAGCAATGAGTTTACTTGATGCACACTTACAAGCTCAACCGGGAAATCCCTATGAGCAAGAGGCACAGCTGCGTCAACAGATACAACAAGTGCAAATGGCTCAACGTCAGCAACAAGCCGCAATGAGACAACAAGCGATGCAACAGTATCAAGGACAGCAGTAATGGAACTTTTAATTAAGCAACAAACCGATTTACTTTTAGCACTTCAGCTAATAAGACCATCTCATTGTGAAGAAGCTGAACAGTTAGCTAATGCTATTCATACAGCTTACGGAATTTTAATCAGATTGAAAACTGCTAATTAATAATAAATTCCCCCTAGATTAACCACAGGTACTAGGGGGAAATGTCAAACCAATCATGTCTGCCTTTAACATTCCTTATAAGAGGTAGACAATTGTTTATTGATCCAGATTTTCCAATCTTACTTGGACAAGAACTTTACCGTCCTGATGCCAAGTACATTCTCAAGTATGTTACCCGCCCTCGTGTTAAACATGAGTTCTTTAAGGGACCGGGTGACAACGTTCAACTCGATTAAATTTGGTCGAGTATAAACGGGATGAATTGCTGGAACCCCACGTAACCAAAGGGCAATCAGCAGCCAAGCTTAACCAGGAATGGTTTTGAAGGTTCAGAGACTAACAGCCGAGTCTAGAACAGACAGTAATGTTGACACGAGCCTCCCGGTACTAAAGTTAAAGGAAGAAGGAGAGAATCGAACTCCCTGCATCAGGGTATTGAATATTTGGCTTCACCCCTATGTCTAGCCAATTACAGCCTTACAGATTCGGCATCAATCACTAACCATTACTGATTGCTTCTTCCACGCTTAGTATATGATATAGTCCCAGCCTTCAGCGATCGCAAAGCTGGAGTTACAGGATAAAGAGCCTGTATATAAGGAATGCGTTACAAATTTTGGGGTACCGGCGATGACGGTTACACCAAAGCATCACGAGAACGGTCTGATACTCAGACCATCGGCGTAAGCAGTTCTCGACGGATTGAGAAAGATAAAATCATTCTGACGCTTAAGGAATATACGGGTCCAGCCGACGAGAATGATCCAAATTCTCCTTCCACTTTCCAAATTCCCCTGCGTGTAATCTTAACTGCTCAACGCGCACTCTGGGAGTATGGCCAAAAAGCGTTTCATGATTCTATTGGAAGTTCAAATTTATTACAAGACTTCCGCCGTTGGGAAGATAGACTTTATTGCAATGAGTTATTAAAGACTAGCTTCACCTATAACCCACGGGGTTTTGCTGATGGTGCAACTGTTAATCTAACTGCTGCTGATACTAATTTTAAAGGACAGCCACCTAAGTTTAACGTTGATGACTTAGAGCAAGTAGTTGCGGATATGACGACTAGGAATTGCCCTTCGTTCGAGGACGGCAATTACGTTTGTGTTTGCGACCCATACTTCCTCAAAGACCTTCGCGCTGATAGCAAGTTCTTAGAAGTAAGTCGTTACCCGACGATGGTTCCCATTGGCGCGATGACTCCCGGTGCTGGTAGTATGTCACCTCCGCAAGTACCCTTTAACTCACCTTGGGCACAAGGGTTAATGGCTGGACAAGCCGTTGATGTGCAGGGTCAAACAATGATGCCTTCGGGCTTTTGCTTCGATGGTGTGCGGTTCTTCGTAAGCACTAATCTACCTAAAGCACAAGTCACAGTCAACTATACTAATCCAGTAAGCGCGGTCGCTGGCAGTGCTACTCGCGTTGGTAACTTAGGCATCTTCTTTGGTGCTGAAGCGATTGGCGTTGGTCTGGGTGGGGCTGGGCCAGAAATACTTCTCAACAACAATGACGATTTTCAGAGGTTCGTGATTGCTATTTGGAGACTCTACGGAAGTTGGGAACTCCTTGATGAACGGTTCGTCTCGGTTTGTAGGTCTTATACAACCTAGTATAGAGCTTTTAAAGCTAGTTGCTCAAGTTATGAAAAAGATTATTTGAGCATTGTATTTGAGATGATGCCATGATAATATAAAGAAAGCCCGGTGAGTTAGACCGGGCTTTTAATTAATTACTGGATTTAATCTCATGCTAGTTGATCAAGAAACTCTGCGACGCTTTTGGTCTAAGGTAGATGTCAAAGGTGAAGATGACTGTTGGCTATGGACTGCTGCAACTTCTACAGTCGGTAAATCTGTAATGGGTAAGTGGTCGCCACCCCGATACACAGACTTAAGCTTTCAAGCAGTAAGAGCCGCATGGCAGTTAACTCATGGGTACATCTCAAAGAAGATTCGTGTAGCGCATCTTTGCCCAAATACTTTATGCTGTAACCCAAAACATTTGACAGCAGATACTACGCACGAAAGGTTTTGGAGGAAAGTAGATAAAACCCCAGGTCAAGGTATTGGTGATTGTTGGATGTGGACTGCAAGAGTTAATGCTGGTGGTTACGGAAACTTTAGACTAGACCCTAAAGGTAATCAGTCTAGTGCCAGCCGCATATCGTACATCATAACTTATGGTGAAATAGATGATAATGCTTATGTCTGCCATCGCTGTGACAATAGGGCTTGTGTAAATCCAAGCCACCTTTTCTTAGGTAATCAAAGCGATAACCTACAAGACATGGTTATGAAAAGAAGGGGTATGATTGGCGAGACTAACAAAGAAGCCAAGCTTACTGAATCTCAGGTAGAAAATATTAAGAAGCTTTTGGAGGATAAGATACCCCAGTCTGCTATTGCTGAACAATTTGGAGTAACCCAAAGTTGCATAAGTCTAATAGCTACTGGTAAAAACTGGAGGCATCTTGACCAGAAAAAGTTTAAACAACGTAAATTGTCTGAGTTCCAGGAAGAAGCAGTAGTAAAGCTTTTGGCTGAAGGTGTGCCACAATCTGATATTGCAACCCAGTACAGAATCAGTCAAGCGACAGTCAGTAAACTTAATGCAGACTACAAAGAGATTATCAAGTCTTTGAGAGAAAACCTTAAGTAAACTTTACCCATAGTCAGTGTCTAATCCGGGAGCGATCGCAAGTCGTTGCCCGGATTTCTATACTAAACTAAGCAGTCAAGCAAACCAGAGTAATTGCAGGAACAATCTGCTGCAACTTTTCTAAATGACCAGAAACTTCGTTATGTGGAAAACTCCCCACATAAGAAACCACTTTGTCAACATCTAATGAGTTCCGTCCAATCCATCTTGAACCTGCGGGATATCCCATTGCATCGATTGCTAACTCAACATCAGGTTGAATAAGCTCATCTTCTGAAACTAAATCATAATCTACATAGATTATAGTTTCACCAGGATTAGGAGATTCCATCTCAGGGCAAAGATGTCCTTGAGTGTCTGTCCAAACTGTTGTTCCTGGAGTTATCCAGTCATGCACTGTTCTTTGAATGGGGTAAACATGATTATTGGGTAACTTGTTTTCCACACTACGCCGTAGACTAACCGCATCACCAAAACGTTGCTTTAGCCCTATCCACTCTTGAGTTAATGCAACATAAACATCATCAGATACACTTTCCTCTGTTCGTAAAATTGCAACTGTTTTTAATCCGCTTGCATATTTTTGAAGTCGAACTTGAACCTTATAGCCTTCTAATTCAAGCTGTGCTAAAATTTCCAAGGAATTTGGAATTTCACTTAAATCAAGAGAAAGATAAGCTTGGTTAGGCTTTGGGCTAATAGGGTGAATAACAGATATAAGTTGTTCAATGACAGTCATTTGTTAACCTCCTGTGTAGAAAATACAATCCCAGTTATTACCTTGAAATCGTCGAACTTCTTTTAGCCTACGACCTTGCGCCAGCTTAAGACATTCCCTGAAAGCGTCCTTGCGATTTTTAGCAATGACAGGCTCGGTATCATGTGGCCCGCCCAAGTAACGAGCTTCTTCTTCTGGGTCTTCAATTGGAGAATAATGTCTTTGCTGCTGCTGGTTTTGCCAAACATAGTAAGCAGCGCCGCCAACGACAGCAACCCCAACTAACACACACCCCACCCCAGCAGTACCAGCACAAAATGCAGCAGGTGCAAGGATAGCTGGGTTAGCCCGTGTTGGTATTGAGGTAGACAGAATACTACTAGCGATTACAATCGCCACAAAACGTTTTACAATTGTCATGTTGACCTCTACTTCAGGTTGACCACGCCCTGAGATATTGTAAGTATCGTCAGGGTATTTACATCATTCTATTTAGGCGTTAGCCTTCTTAATTTAATTATCTCACAGATTGTAGCCATTAGCATTCCCAAGGCATCTCTTCAAATTTAGCTGCTTTCAACTCATCATCAGTAAACGAAAGATTATCACACCCTCTAAGATAGTGTATACCTGCAAATGTATGTAGTCTAAGAATTCTGCTACGGCCTTGATAAACATACATCCCCACAAAGTCTTTAAACTGTGGGGGTGGCTTTTTTTGGTTGGGTTCATTAAGTAAACGATAGCTTCTGTTAATGTGATATTCCATTTTCTATTTCTTTAAGTTGCATAGCTAAACTAGCACACTGCTCTTTTACATAAGCTACGTTGCGGTATTTTTTACCTAGTGCATTACTTATGCGTAGCTCTACATTTTTAAGGTGTGGTGGACATTTCCAGCCATACTTTTGCGATAAATCAATTGGAGCTAAATCAAAAGCATGATTACAATCAAAGCCTAGCCACCAAACATTATCGTCTTCGCCATCATCAACAGTATGGCAAATAATGCCTGAGCAAAAGCTTGTATAGTTAATATCTCCATGAACTATTATGTCAGCATTTAAAGAGCGATCGTAAATTCCAAATAAAGGATGTTTGTTATTTACACCCACGTATCCGCAAAGCGTACCAATTTGTTTAACCCTAACAATTAAACAAGGATAACCAGTTGCCTCGTCAAGCCACTGGATTTTATCTGGTTCAGTTTTCCATTCACCATCAGCCCAGCTAGATTTGTCGTAAAGGTTCAATTCTACATTTTGCATATTATGTATCTAGTTCAGGAGAAATTAAATCTTCTGGAATCTCTATACCACCATAAAGCCAACTATAAGAAAGAACAGATGGTAAATCATCACGGTTTTTAAGGTTGAGTAATTTTACAACTTCACCTGTAAGTTGATTCCAACCAGTTCGCTTATCTTGTTCTAAATTTGTGATCGCTCTAACTAATGACTCTATTAGCTTATTTAGAACATCTTCTGATGACATAGCCTGTTCAAATTCTATTCGGGCTTTAATTTCATCAGCAGAAAAGACTACGTAGGTTCTGCTATCAATCTTTTTGACTTCCATAGGAATTATAAATCAGAAACATAAATTCTTATGCCCAACACAGTAACACAAGAGCGCATCAATTTTCTATTAGACAAAGCCGAAACTGAAGAAGCAATCTTTTGGGGTAAAGAACTCAACGTCAGTTACAAGCTAGAGTCTGGGTTCACCATAACCGGTCGCGCCGCCTGTGTTGACCCTGCTAACTTTGACCTTGAGATTGGTCGTCACTATGCCCGTGAAAATGCAGCTACTCAACTCTGGGCATTAGAAGGCTATCGCCTTCAGTTAAACCTTGCTGGACATATTAAAGAACTAAAGGAACTCAAATAAATGGTTGTTAGAATTATTTCTCCTTCAGATAAAAGCGCTCGTGTCAATGGCTCATTTGCCCGTGAGGTAACTAAACTAGGTAAAACCCTACACGGTGTATGGATGGGATATGCCACTCTCAAAGCAGGTGCTAGCTATGCCTCGCTTGATATTTTAATCCCTGCACAGCAACGGGGAGTCATAGATACTCCCTCTTTAATTATTGAGGCTAACTCTCGCATTGTTTCAGTTTCCATTCGCCCTCGCACTGTACTCACTTTGGGTACTGCCACTGGTAAATTAAAATTTGCCTCATCCCTCGCCGCAGCCACCGCAGCTTTATACGTTGAAACTGCTGCTGCTGTAGGTGGAGTTCTCGCTGTTACCGTACCAGCTTATACACCAGTTACAGTACCACCTACCACCCCAATTCCTCCAGCAGTTGAAACACTTAATATTACAAGTGTAGTTGTTGGTGGTGCTGATACCACTTACAGAATCTATGCGACTGATGGTGGAGTGGGTGCGGCGGCTGTAGCTTCTAGTATGAGTTCACCAGTCGATACCTACATTGACGTTGAGATTGGGTTCTCTTTGTTCGCACCGTTCCCGACAATACTGGAAGTTGGCAAAGCAGCGCCTCCAGTTCGATGAAGCTTATTGATTCTTGTGCTGCTGTTGCCAATCTTTATAAGCATTGACAACAGCAATAGCTATTCCAATCCAGTATCTTTTTTTCTTATCATTTAGACTTTCCCAATCACTATCAAGCAGATGACTTAAGTTTGACTCGTAAGCAATCTTTCCATATTTATTAGCTTCAGCAGCATCCATGACTAAATATTTATATAAAGGACAAGAGGTAGAGGTGGTACAACAGTTTACCACACATTACAATGTTTGGTATCAAGAGCCGATGGAACATGGCGGTACTAGAAAAGTTATAGTAAGCTGTCAGCCTGGGCATGATTTACAAGTTGTAGAAGACAATGTAGTAGCGATGGCTGATAAACCAGATGTAGCTAACAAGGAATTTAATATCAACCTCGCAGGATTCACAGCGATTAGACAACATCTCCCTGGCATTGGGCGAGTAGCACCTAAAACTGTTATTAATAATCGCCCTAGTGGTGGCTATAAAGACTTTGAGCAGTTTTGTGAACTTAATAAAAAGCTTAATCTTAACTGGGATGAGTTAAAACCTATTTTGTTATTTGAATAATGGCACACATAACTAAAAATACTACACAAGGCAAAGAGCAATCAGTCATTGCACTAAACCAACTCCTAGCTAATATGTCTGACTTATACAGCCAACTTAAAGCAGCGCACTGGAATGTAAAAGATGTTAACTTTTATTCACTGCATCTTTTGTTTGACTTGATAGCTGATGAGATACTAAAACACGTTGATACAATTGCTGAAAGGATAGTGGCTCTTGGTGGCATCGCTGAAGGTACGATAAGACTATCAGCTAAGGCTACAGTACTACCAGAGTTTCACATTGAAGGGTTTACAGGCTTACAGTATTTGACTCAACTCTCAGATGTCCTATCAGGCGTTGCGACTATAATTAGGCAGATATCAGATAAGTTAGAAGCTGCTGGAGATAAGACAAGTGCTAACTTTTTACAAGAGTTATCGTATGACCTGGATAAGAATTTGTTTTTCATAGAATCGCATTTACAAGTTCAGCGTAAATCCACTTGACAATTCTGTTTTTCTCAGACAGTATAGGTGTGAGTTTATAGACAGGTTTTAATTATGACTAACACAGTTGATTTCGGTCTACCCCTAGATAAAATTCTGGAATTTGGAAATCTTGTAAGATCATCTTTAAAGGATAAGGATGATAAGATAGTTGCACTCACAACTAGCAGCAGTGACCTTACAACTCAACTGACTTCTGCTTTAGCTGAACTTGCAACTACTAAAGCTGATTTAGCAACAGCACTAGCCAATGATGCAGCAGATGCAGCAACCATTACTAAAGCTCAACAAGATGCAACTGATGCACAAGCTAAATTTACTCAAGCTGAAGGTGATGCTAGTAGTGCGCGTGATGAACTAGCGGCACTCAAATTAGCTGTGGCTAGCGATACCAATAATCAAAAATTACTTGCAGCGATCGCTTCACTCGAAGGTGAGTTTGGTCTTAAATCACCATCAACACCAGTAACACCAACACCCTCAACACCAGCAGCTGCATAACAACGTTACATCCTGATGATGTACCACTAGTAGACACAGCCCCTCCAGACTTCTACTGTGAGGGGTTTTCTAATCTCTCTAAATCTGCTAGTACTAATTTGAAAGCACCATCTTTATCAATTGCCTTCTCGATTGGATAGGTAAAAGTATAATCAATAAAAGGAATCACAGCAGTATTTAAGTTATCCCAAACGTGAACAACTATCGTACTTCTATTAATGGAGTAATCAAGGGTATAACAGTCTTTCATTAGGAATACTCAGGTCATGATACGAGGAAATAGTCATGACCACAGTATACAATCAAGGGCGTTCAGTGCGCTTGCAACCCATTCAAAATTCAGAGCCAGAGGAAGCAGATACTAACCCTGATTCTGAAGTAAAAGCTAAACCCCCATTGTCTGAGAAGGCTGAGGCGCGGGTACAAAATATTTTAACTAAGCTAAATAGGAAATCTACTGATAGTTAATTCAGTAGATTGAAATGTTTTCTAAACCTTATATTAACAAAATGCTCCAGGCAACCAGCGCTGAGACGTTGCCTATGAGGTTGAATAGTGTCAGGCATATTGCACCCTACCAAGGTAGTCTTGACCCTCAAGACTTGCTTGACCTTTATGTGGGAGATACTAACTATAGGCAGATTAACAAAGCCTTGCGATCGCCAGATATTGAAACCGCTAAACAGCAAGTCTGGGATGAGGCAGGTTTGATGAAAAGCAAAGCCACTTACCCAGGTTTGCCAGAAGAATATAATAACCTAATGTCTATTATTCAAACTTCGCCTGGGCAATTGTAGATTACCCTGCGTTTACTTCAACTACTATAGACCCCAATATTCAAGAGGGATTCTCTGAAAACAGACATGGAGAAATCCCAGTGTTTATGGATTTCAATTCATCTAAATCATTCCCTGCTTATGATGCAGACAACCCAACAGAATCAGAATATCTTTACCCCCCAGGACAACGTTTTAAAGTTACTGACAGAATTTACAATAACAATGATGGTTCTCAGTTTACTTTAGAACCAACCAATGAACAAACATCAACTGAACAGCGCACTAGTGGCATTCTCTCACGCATGAAACCACGCCTAGCCAATCTTGCTGGGGTAGAGCCAGAACCAGGACATCGCATGGCAGCATTTGAGCAAAGACCTGATGGTTACGTACAGTCCTATGTTGATGGTAATCCCTACAAACTATTAGATGAGACTGAGGCAGATGTAGCTATAGACAAACTCAGACCTAATCCTCAATGGCAGATGAGTTATAAAAATATGGCGTATGCACAATAGGAATAATTTAAATAAAATGAATGTAAATTCATTTAAAAAACCTTTTCCTCTGGTCTAAAAGCTAGGGGATTTTTTAAGTAATGACTCTAAAAGTTCTTGACTTTTGTAGTGGGATTGGCGGCAGCTGCTTAGGTTTACTTGCCGCAGACTTGCATAACCAATTTGAACCTACTCAGTTCGTAGAAATTAATCCCTACTGTCAAAGCGTTTTAGCTAAATGGTTTCCTTCAGTTCCTATTCATAATGACATAAAAACCTTCCATGCAAAACCAAGCCAGTTCGATATTGCGATCGCTGGGTTCCCATGCCCTCCATTCAGCCTTGCAGGAAAAGGAGAAGGTGCAGACGATGACCGTAATCTCTGGCCAGAAGTCTGGCGCATCCTCCAAGAATCCACGCCAATTGGCTTCATTCTTGAAAATGTCCCCGGCATCCGACACAGTAACGGCGGCCAATTCCTCAAGGATATCATCTCAAATATTACCAGCCTCGGCTATCAGTGTGAATGGGGGACTTTATCTGTGCAAGCGTTGGGAGGAGTCCATCGGCGTGAGCGCTTCTTCCTCATTGCCTACCCCCAAAGCGGCGGACGGCATAATCTCCAATTGTCGAACATCCCCCAAGAAAAAACAGACAGTACATCTGGCACACCGGATAACCCTACAGTCCCCCATTGGACATCGACTATCGCCAGCGCTCAGTCTTCACATGATGGGCTTCCCACCTTCCTGGCTGGATGTTTAATGACTCACGATGATTTACCCCAGGCTTTAGCTAATGCCACGGTAAAGGCGACACCAGAGGAAGTTAGAGAAGCATTGCAAGCTGTAGGGAATAGTATCGCCCCGCTTCAAGTCGCAAAAGTATGGTTACGATTATATGAAAGATTATGTTATCTAGAGCATTAGATTTATTAGACCAACACTTGTACGGAAACCTTGGCAATGCTGCAAAACAAGAAGCATTAGAAGGGATTAGCCAAGCATATACCCAATTATCTTTTAGACCTGACCCAATCGACTATTATCAAGGTAATCAACTAAAAGGTGTAATAAAGCCTCAAGGTGAAGTAAACTTTAAAAGAAATTATCCTGAGCTAGGAATACAATCTTTTCAATCTCCAGAAGAACTTATAAAAATTCTTCAGTCTGACCCTCATGATTATCGTGAATCTTATGGCAATTCTAACAATCTTACAAGAAGTGAAAAGTTAGATATTTTAAATAGTTATGTTAATAGACCTAAACCAACTAAAGAATTAATTCAAATGTCACAAGCATTTGATAATTACTCCAACTCTCCTGATGGTGCTAGGCTGTATTCAAATTTTCCAGCCTCAGCCCATAGAGCTAAAGCTTATGAAAGACTTGGCTTTGAAAGTGCATCCAATAATAAGATACAAGCTTTAGACAAGCGTATAGGATACTCAGATTTAGACATCAATAAACTATACGCTTTTGGAGATGCTCAACAATATTCACCAGAGATGGCGCAAGTATTAATCAATCAGAGGGCAGCAAGAGCTAATCAACCTAGTCTTGCTTTACCATTAAGTGAGATACTCCCAGCAAGATATCTAACCCCTTTTCAAGACTATCATGATATGCCATTCTAGCTTTCAGCCAATAATCTCTTAGCTTTCTTCTCAGCGATCGCGTCAAGTTTATTAGTGTATTTATCTTGTTCGCTTTTATTGCCATCATTGAACGCTTGTCTAAACTTCTTATAATCAGGATGGCGAGTATTAAAACTACCAAAATCCTCAAGCATTCTCCACCTCTACTATCTCTAAACTAAGGTTACTCTCTTTAATCAATTCACGCCCAGTCACTTCTAGTTCACTAAAGTATATTTTATATTCCCACTCTGTACCTTCGTATATCATCCCAATAATAAACCCAATCTCAAATTGATTGTCTATCACGGTCTGACCAAAATGGTATTTAGGTTGAGGGAAATCATAGCCTTCTGGGTCAATTATCTTAATTGCTTGCGACATAGGAATGTTAGGTAAAACTATTATTATTCTATCATGGTTGCGTTATCAAATCTAGATATTAATCGAGTTAGATTCCACACTGGAACTTCTTCAATTGTGGGAATTGACTCCGGTGACATTAGCCAAATCTACGAAGCATGCAATACTATACCTGATACTTATACTCTCAATAGAGTGCTTGAACAATTAGATATTTGTGATGATGCTTGGGATGCTTCTAAACTTACTAGAAGTGGTACTAGATATACTACCAAAGAAATTTATTTGGGAGACCTCAATAGAACCATTAGCAGAGATAGTTCTAAAGATAATAGAATTTGGATGCAGAATTATATGATGAAACTCAACAATTAGCTCAACTTCTCCATTGCCCAAATTATCGTTTAGAGGGTATGCAACGCTTTATGTATGATAGGAGCGGGGCAAGCTACATAAATGTAATTCCTGGGGTTAGTGATACTAGCGTAGGTTCTTCTAAAGTACAATTTGCACAACTTGCTGGCAGCCTTGGTTTTTAATTTGAATTAGGAAACCTATTGGTAAATTACCAGTAGATAAAGTATCAGACCATCCTAATGCTTACAGGTTAAATGAATGGATGATGCCACCTAACTCTAGAGTCAAAGTTCTTAATGTCTTTCCTCCAGACGGGGTGTGGAACAAAGAAACACGAGTTCAATTACAAGACGCTACAGGCGAATTAACTACTAAGGAACAAACAGCTAAGAATATTCTTGGTAGAATGAAACCTCGGTTAGCTAATCTTGCAGGAGTTGAGCCAGAACCAGGGCGTAAAATAGCATCTTTTGAACAACGTCCAGACGGTTATGTTCAATCTTATGTAAACCAAGAACCATACAAATTACTTACACAAGAAGAAGCACAAGCAGCAATAGAAAAACTCAGACCTAATCCTCAATGGCAAATAAACCAAAAGAATATGTGATACTAAACACAGGTACAAAATAAGTCCCTGGTTTAGGGGTTAGCCAATAGCCCCTGCCTTTTTTTAATAGCCATAGGAATTCTAGAAGTATTACGAAACTTCTATGACAACTATTTCATTAAGTCCTAATACCCAACCGATCTATCCGCGTGAGATAATTCGGTTTCGCACTAACCTAACACTTCAAGTAGTCCCTCGTAACGTCACAACACAAACACCTGTATTACTGGGCGTGGCTGGCGACAATGGCAGCATAATTCACAGCATTGATGTACACCACTTGGGAGATAACGTAGCCACTGTAGTGCGCTTGTGGACTCAGCAAACAGATGAAACCGTTTACTTTCTAGAGAATGAATTGAGTTTAATTGCAGTAGCGGGTTCAACCAATGCCGCAGCCATCGCACCAGTTCCTTTTGTACTGCCAGCAATTTTACCAGGAACTAATACAGGGTTGCACCTTGAGGCTGGAGAGAGTTTGTTTGGCGCTCTTGGAACTGCCATAGCTAGTGGAGTAATTGTAATTGTTAGAGGGGGTGATTATTAAATGGGTACTAGAGAAAACGCTTACCTGAAGTATATCTCAGGCGATAACTCAAACTTGACCGAGAGTAATGTATCACCTGAAGATGTGTCGCAGTTTCAGAATATGGCTGCTATTGGTTATGCTAACAATGGACAGCTTAACTACTCTGATTATCCAGCAGGTAATGACAATGACCAGTTTAAACAGACTATAGGGCGTACTGCTCCTGGAGGGATTCAGCGTCAAGGTAATGACTGGGTAATTAATGATGAATATAAGTTCAACGATTATCACCCTGGAGAAAATAAATTAGCGATCGCAGGACAAGCGTTACTAGCTGGTAAGCCCGTTGATGCACTTGGCACGGTGTCAAATATGTTTGGTACACCTTACGACACAAACATCCGTGTACCCATGACACCTGCACAAATTCAGCAGTATGGTGGTAATGCCCCAGATGCAAGTCCAATCAAACTTGGTGGTCAGGATTATGACTGGGAACTTAAAGACATAGGAAATACTGGCTCATACCAAGATGCAGCTAAACAAGCTTTTGCTGGTAATCAGTATAAACCTGAAGGAAGTAACCTTGATAATATGGCTCAAATGATTGCAAAGCGTAATGTTGGCAATACTTCAAACTTAGCTTATGTTCCAAAGGCTAGACAGCAAGAAAATGCTTTGTCACTATTGGCTAAACACTTATTTGGTTAACCAAATCCTTTTGGTGCTTCTTTTCTAAATCTTGGTAACTTCGCATTCTGTTCAGTTTCATTCTTAACATTCACCATTCCCAACTCACCAGTTATTGCAATCGTGTTAATTGCCCAACTAATAATGTTAGCTTTCAAAGCCCGTTCTTTATCTGGTATTTCCGCAGCCTTAAGATATGCTACAGCACCCTCTAAAGCTTTTGGGTCATTTTTCATTATGCCATCAAGCACTGCTTCTGGTATATCAGCCTCTCGAAATGTTGCGAACATTGCTGAATTAAGCGAAGTTAAAAGTTTAGCTAAATAATCTCTATCAACTTTCATAAAATCCTATGGGTACTAACGATGTTCCTAGATTCTTTCAATTAAAATCTAGCAAACAAGTTTCATTCAAACTTAGAACTGGACAAGGCACACAAAAATCAGGGGTACAGAACTTAGGCGATGGTAACACAATTCCTGATTATGCATTACCACCACGGCAAGATTTTAACACCAACTTTGATGTAAATGAAAATAGTAAGTTAGGTGTACCAAAGGTTTATACACCAGAACAAATCTATAATTACAAATCTGCTTTTAAACGCTATGACAAAGGAATGAAACTTATAGAATCTGGTAAGATTTTAGATGATAAAGATAATCCAGGTGATTACAAGATATTAAGTAATAACGCACCTAAAGGATATTGGA